ATGAGTGCGGTTGCGCAGGAAAATGAATACGACGACGAAATTGAAATGGTTCTCGCCTACCACAAAGGCGATGTGCGGGCTGCGATAGAGGCGCTTCTCAAGGATCGGGATTTTCTCGTCAAGGAAATCGAATATGCCAGTTTGGCTATGTCGATGGGCTTTGCACGTGGCTGGAAGCCGACGGTGTTCGTAAAATGAGCGGGAGATCACGCGGCGAGCCTCCGAAGACGCTCATCAATCAGCACTATCCGTTTCAGGTCGTGCTTTTCTTGACTGATGAGCTGCGCATCAGGCTTTTGGAAGTGATTGCGGACGAACATCGGCTCGGCGCCTATCCCTTGCATGGCTGCGTATATCATGAGGGCCATTACTTCTCGATTGTGAAATTCCCGGCCAAGGAAGGCCAGCAGGAGTTCATCCAGTTATATGGCGGCGTTCCTTACGACCCGGCAGACAAGAAATCCAGGCCGTGGGAGACGTACTTTGACCGATGAAACCGCGACCGCCTTACCTGACCGAAATGCCGGTATCGACCCGGATTATGGACCTGTTCAAATGGTACGAGCTATACGGGTTCTGTTGCCAGTGCGGGCACATCGGATCGATTGATAGAGAGATGCTTTTACGAAAATACGGAACGCATACCTGGTTTGTCGATCTGCACAGGCGCATGCGATGCCGGGCCTGCTCGACAAAAGGCTATGCCCAGTTTGGAATTACGAAAATGCCGAGGGGATAATGACTGCTTACAAAAACGACAACGCCCACATCGCCAAGGCTGGAAAGCTGTTTGAGCACTGGTGTGATGCCAAAGGCTGTAAGGAGTGGGGAACCTTTGGCTATAAATTGTCGAATGGCCAGCTTTGGCTTTGCCGCGCTCACAAACAGGAAGGCGAAGATGCGTTAACTGGCAAAAAGAAATAGGCGCCTGTGACAAGGCGCCCGTCGGAATTACCTGCCGGTCTTGCAATTCAAACCGGTGCGGCAGTGCGTATTTGGCTTCCAACTAGCCATTGCGGAAGCAGTCGAGGCGCCTGCCAGTAAGATAGCCATGACGATAATTGCGTATTTCATTTTGCCCTCCATTCAAGCCTTCCCTTTTGGAAGGCAGGGAGACATTCAACCCATCTGGCCTAAGAGGGAATACGGCAAATGTCGTAATTCGACATGGCTAGACGCCATCGATAGCCGCGCTATTCTCTTCACAACGAGGAGGAGCGCATGTGCAACCTGTACAATATCACCACGACACATGAGGCCATGCGCCGCCTGTTCAAGAAATTCTCGGACCTGACGAACCGCGTCGATCCGCAGATGGATATCTTCCCTGACTATCCAGCCCCGATTTTGCGAAACATCAAAGGTGATGAGCCAGAGCTGGCAATGCTCCGCTGGGGCATGCCGACGCCGCCGATGTACGTGAAGGGTGAAGCGGATAGCGGCGTGACCAATATCCGCAACCTCACCTCGCCTCACTGGCGGCGGTGGCAAGGCGTAGAAAGCCGCTGCGTTGTCCCGGCCACCTCATTCTCCGAATACGGGCAGGAACCCGACCCGAAGACCAAGCGTAAGCCGCTGCACTGGTTCGCGCTGAATGAGGAAAAGCCGCTGTTTGCCTTCGCAGGTATCTGGACAAGCTGGAAAGGCGTGCGGAAGAAGAAGGAAGGCCCGGTCGAGGTCGATATCTTCGGATTTCTCACGACCGAGCCGAATGCCGTGGTGAAGCCAGTTCATCCGAAGGCAATGCCGGTCATTCTCCGCACCACGGAAGAAATGGACACCTGGCTACGCGCTCCATGGGATGAAGCCAAGGAAATGCAAAAGCCCCTGCCCGACGCCGATCTAATCGATCTCACGCCAAGCAATGACAATAAGGAAGAGCAGGCAAGTTTGTTTTAGGGAGGATAGAATGAAAGGGCCGAAGAAAGACGAGGACTACCCGGAACGGTTTATGGACTGTCAGGAAGCCATGGCCGATGGCCTGTTCAACCTGTTAGACGACGCGCAAGAAGCTGGATGGGATCGCATCGAGGTTGCGCGAGCCATCGCCAGCATGGCTAAGGGCGTCCAGATGGGGGAGATGGGAACTGACCCGGAGGAATAGCGTGGCGCTCACAGCGGAACCATTCCCCCTCCCCAGAGTTTTAATGATGCAAGAACGATAACTTCGCGCCAGTTTACCTCTACTACCACCAAAAACCGTCGCTGGCGCAGCCCTGCCTAGCTCGTCCCTCGGCAGGGCATTTTTCAGTTATTCGCTGGGTCGTACGAAGCTCAGCGGATAAAGCGCAAGGCAAGGGCATGCACCTCATTTGTCGAGCGCGGCCCCGACGCCTCCGGGAAGAGCGCGTCGGGGCTTTCAAAATCTGGAGGACAGGCGATGGCACAAAAAAGAAGCCCATGGTCCGATCCCGATCAGGTGAGAGAGAAATCAGCAACTGATCCGTCCCAGGTCGAGCCAAGCGATCATCAGGAAAAACCTACACACGAACAATCAAACGCGCCGGGCAATCCAAATCTTCGGGCCCCAAAAGAGCCATATCCGGATAGATCAAAGGATTGATGGAATCAATAATTCACCTTTCTCTGAAACCTTTTGCTATCTAGCGAGTTGTCTCAGTTAGAACAACTCGCTGCATTATAGAAATGCACGACGGGTATTCTTTTATCGAAAGGAGATAATCAACATGAACTCCATTATCTATTTAGTAGGTCTAGTCGTTATCGTGTTGTTCATCCTCTCGTTTCTGGGGTTACGTTGATGGTAGAGCCAACTATCGTAGAAAATACGAGTGATCGCGGCTATGTAGACTGGGCGGCAATCTTTGCGGGCGCTACAGTGGCATCAGGTGTAATGGCCGTTCTTACAACATTCGCCGGCGGTCTTGGCTTAAGCTCATTTTCCGTCGATGAAGGAGGAGATATAAGCACCGTATGGCTCGTTATTACGGCGCTCTTTATCGTCATATCGACGGTCGCGTCTTATATGCTCGGCGGATATATCACCGGAAGAATGCGCCGACCCGCTGGAACCGCAACTCGTGACGAATTGACCGTTCGGGACGGCCTGAATGGCTTGGTTGTTTGGGGCTTAGGCACTATTGTTTCCACACTACTACTCGTCAGCGCTATTTCAGGTGGCGCAAAAGCGGTGGGAAGCGCAGCTGAGACTGCAGTACAAACCGCTGGCACGGTTGTCGGTAGCGCCGCTCAGGGCGCCGGTCAGTTAGCTGGCGGCATCGTTTCAGGTACAGGGCAAGCTGTCTCCGGGCTTGCGCAGGGTGCAGGACAAGCCGCCGCTCCATCCGTTGAGCAGATGTTGCCTCAAGGACTGAAAACAAACCCATTAGACTATCTTACGGATAGCCTATTGCGCACAGACGGTCAGGGAAGCTCTGTAGCCGGTCAGGAAGCTCAGAACTTGGCGGATTTCCAACGTCAAATAAGTGGTATTCTGGGAAACCTGCTTAGTACCGGTGAAATCTCTGACGCGGACCGCGCTTGGCTCACTAGTCAGGTCGCCGCTCGGACAGGGCTTAGTCAAAATGACGCCCAGACTCGAGTGAATCAGACTGTCGAGCGCGTTCAGGCGCTGCGTTCTGAAGCCCAGGCGAAAGTGGAAGAAGCAAAAAAGGCAGTCGCCGACGCTCAGGCGCAAGCTGCGAAAACTGCGGAAGAAGTCAAAGCGAAAGCAGTTGCAGCGGCTGAAAAGACCAGAATAACTGGTATTCTCACTGCATTCCTGCTTGCAGCGTCTGCTCTCGTTGCCGCTGTGGCAGCCTACATCGGAGCCATACACGGTGGTCGCCATCGTGACGAAGGCAGAATTTGGGGTGGCTTATCATACCACAGATAACCAACCCGCTTACGCGAAAGGGGCTCTGGAGAAATCCGGGGCCCCTTTGATTGTTTCGCAGCGACAAGGCGCTGGAATTGGGATTACAAAAGTTGAAGCGGTAAACGCAATCATCGGGGATGTTGAGATGAAGCCAGATCACCTTCACCATTGTTTGTTAGATATCGGCTGGACGCCAGAAATTTTGGCTCGGAAACTCGAATGCCATGTCTCTCTGGTTGAGTCTTGGCTATCAGGGGAGCAGGAAGTGCCTCTTAAGGCCGGCGTATGGATAACCACTTTAGCCGCCTGCCATCGAGCCGCCGAAGAAGGCAGACCCACGTCGCTGAAAGGCAGAAAGTTTGAAGCCTGACATGACGTCAGGCTTTACTTTTTTGACCGTATGGGTAAATTTTTGTGGTCCTATTAGGAGGGACACAGTAGCCTTACCCCGCGCGGTTTTCGCTGCGGGGTTCTTTTTGTTGCAAAATCTATTTTTAATAAAACAAGAGCGCTACTCTTGTAAAAAGCGTTGATAAACGCTAAATGTTGTCTATCGACTTTGTTATCGAACGACGTGGCTAAAATTCAAAGCCCCTCTTTTTCTCTCAAATCGTAAAACTCGCAGCGAATTAATTTTCGTTATTATTTAACCGTTCGATTTGAAGGATATTCAATATGACAAACGGAACAGTAAAATTCTTTAATGGCACAAAAGGCTTTGGATTTATTCAGCCCGACGATGGTTCGCCTGATGTTTTCGTTCATGCTTCGGCTGTTGAGCGTGCAGGTTTGCATTCACTCAACGAAGGCCAAAAAGTGAGCTTCGAGCTAGTAGCGGATCGCCGCTCGGGCAAGAAGGCTGCCGATAACCTTCAAGCTCTCTAATGGGAGTGGAAATATTGTCTCCGATCTTTGACCACGGATGTACTGGCATAGATGGTTGAGACAAAGAGAAGGTCGGGTTAGCCCGGCCTTTTATTTTTGGTCTCTGTTATTCATGCCGGAATGCGGAACCAACGTCCGGCACGGGAGTATAGTATGGGTGAACTAACAAAAGAGACGCTCTTCAAGCAGCCTCTCACCCGAATGGAAACCAAAAACGCCGTTACCGACAAGACGGCCAAAGGCATCCTGGAAAACGAACGAGCGGCAGTCGACGCAAAGACTGAACGGCTCCGAGCTGCGCGGTTGGAGCGCGATCACTCCAAATTATCAAAGAGTAGGACAGAAGTTGCAGGTACTCGTAAGAGATAACAATGTCGACCAAGCGCTCCGCGTACTAAAAAAGAAGCTGCAGCGCGAAGGTGTCTTTCGCGAAATGAAAGCACGTCGCGCCTACGAGAAGCCGTCAGAAAAACGCGTCAGAGAGAAGGACGAAGCCATTCGCCGCGCTCGCAAAGACGCAAAAAAGAGAGCGCAGCGGGAGGGACTGCTGCCCAAACCAAAACGCAAAGTCCCGACGCGACCGAGGCAAACCCAATCCCCGTCGAGCGTGTCGTGAATCTTCCCCGCAGCGATGCGGGGGTCTTTTTTTAGGCTGCCCTTTTGCCTTCCAACGCCTTCAGCCTCTCCGCAAAATAGATGATTTTATTCAGATCATACATTCGGCTGGCCGCGTCTTTCTCGCCGAACCGATAGCAAGCCTTAAAGATGTTGCCGAGCGCGAAGGACATGCCTTTGTGCTCGATCAGGTCGTTCAGTTCGGTCGCATGGGGAGGCAGCTCGTAATAGCTCGTGCTGCCGCCGTCAGACGCGACGGGCGCGTGAGGGCGATCGCAATCGGGCCTGTTTGCCCCTACGTATCTGCCCGTAGGATCAATGACGCTCATACACCCTCCCTCACTTTTCGCTTCGGCTCTTCGAACTCCTCAGTTACAGGACCGCCAGCAAGCAGTCCCCGGACCGAGGACAGCTTATCGCGAACAAGTGGCCGAAAACGACGCGCCGCAAACGGCGGATTGTCATAGCCGAACTGTGGGCAGATACCTCGATCGACGCCCTTCAGACGAACGCCGATATAGCTGCCCTGCGTGTAATGCTCGAACGGGCCGATCCAGCTTATGGTGTAAACCTCGCCTTCCTCGATCTCGATGAACTGCTCGAAGCCGACCTTGGCGTCGATGCAGACGACCTGCTGGCCTACGTAGAAGTGGGTCATGCGGTTTCTCCTGCGAGGATGGCGACATAGATCATTGCGCCGGCAGATCGTTGGTTGCTGTTGTATTCGTCGCCTCGGAAATATTGGATGGCGACGTTGGCGCATCGATCACGTTCTGCAAGGATGGCTGCGTTCACACGCTCTTCAATATGCTGTTCGAGGCTCATTGCCGCTAGATCGTCGTCAATCACGCCGCATCCCTCCACGCCTCTAACCGCCGATACTCAACCGGCACGCCATGGCTACGCGCCCGCGCCGTACCTTCCGCCATGCCGCGGCTCATCCCGAAATCTTCATAGACAACGCACTTCTCCGCCACCCTATACCATGCAAGGCCAGCCTCAATGCCCCACTTGCGTTCAAATTTATTGCGGTCGTCCAGCACTTGCGTGTGCAGCAAGTGGCTGACAATCGGCGCTTCGCCTCTTCGCAGGCTATCCAGCAGGCAGGAGCGGGCGTAGGCCTTGTTGCGCTCAACGTCACCGCCGTAGGGGGATTCGATGATGACGAGTGCCGGTTGCTGGGCAACAGACACAAATCTATAGGCCGTCACGAAGCCCAGAAATGTATCCCGCTTCAACTCTACCTTGTATCCGGGTGGCGTCTCTAGCGGATCGACAAATCCTTCAAGTGCAATCCAGCCGGATGGCACATTGTCGTTATAAGGTTTTGGCGCGTGGCTTATAACCTCCCCGCCTGCCCTCATCTGCCGCCCTTCAATTGCCGCTCGCGCGGCGCGGTCTTCTGCTTCTTCAAGCATGGTTTCTCCTCGTGTTTGTGGTGAAAGCGCCGCTTGGTGGGCGGCGCGGGGATTGGTTAGGCAGCGGCCCGGTCAGGTTGGTTATCATTTGCGGCCACCGGAATACGCGCAGCGCCCTTGACCATCGCTGGCGTCATCCTGTCTCTGGCAACTTCGCCGTACTCTTTGTGATACGTAATGCGCTTGGCTGACCTGCCGGACAGCCAGCCGCCACTTGCGGCATAGTCATCCTTGGCGGCAAGCGTTTCGTGGCGCTCGACATACATGAGGTTTGTCTTGATGCCTTCGTCGGAATGCTTATGGCCAATGTGGCAGTAGGCCGACAAGCTCAGGCCGTATTCTTTGCGGAACAGGCCAGCCATCGTCACGTCGACATTGTTGATAGTCCGCTTGTCGCCGTGATGGTAAAACAGCGCTGTCTTGCCCCACGAGTAGACGTGATAGTGCATCGGCGAGTTGTCGACGCTTATGCGAGGCTCGTGCTCGTACATGGCCGCAAGCATCTCACGCAGCCATGCCGACGATGCCGGATCATGATTGCCGGACGCCATGATGACATGAACGTGCTGGTGCTTCTGCAGAAGCATGTCGATGATGCGTCTAATTGTGCGGATCACGACGCGGATAACCTTCTGCAAGCGGCTGTCGGCGTCTAGGACGTGCCTGTGAGCAGGCGTAACGCTTTCCAGACTATCGTGATGCATCAGGTCACCCAACTGCGCCAACACAGCGGTGTGCGCCTTTGGGGCGGCGGCTACGGCTGCGGCGAACCAGTCCAGTAGCAACTGCTCTGCAATGCGAAGATCGTAATCGTCTCCGGTTTCTTCACGCCATGCCAGCATACCGAAGTGACTGTCTGTCACGACGAACTGGTTAAGTAATTCGGACGCAACATGCGCAGGAGGAGGCGTAATGCTGACACGCGGCAGTTTTTCGGACAACGCTGCAACAATTGCGTCCAAAATGGCGCGTTGCTGTTGCACGTCAGCCCGCTCCATAATGTGCTGCGTGATCACCCTGCCTTCGGCATTGACGAGCGTCGTCTTGCCCTTGACGGCAAGGCCAGCGGTTGGCTCATAAACCGGGCCGGCCTCTTTTGTCTGGCGCATATAAGTGCCGTTCGGCGTTTCGGTCAGGCTTTTGATCGCATAGCCGGGCAACGTTGGCGACGGGCCCAACAGCCCCAGCTCAGCCGCCCGCTTAATGCTCTCGTGGAATGCCGACTTCTTTATGCCTAAAGCCGCAGCAGCCTTAACCAGCGTGCCGTGCTCGCGGTAAGCCTCCGCGCGACGCAGGAGTTCTTCGTGTGAAAGGCGCGCACCCGCGCCCTGTCTGTCATGGGACATACAGTCTCCTCGTGTTTGGTTGGTAGCCGTGGTGAGCGGCGCAATAGGAAGGATGGATTGTCACGATAAATGTGGTGTTAATGGATAAAGAAAAAAACATTCCACCTACAGCCATGAACTGCTGCCGAAATATATCGCTTTCATTTCAATAATCGAAAATGAACTTCTCTCTAGAAACCCCAAGAATTTTCTGCTTCATTGTAAGGTGGGTGAATTGGGAACGGGGGTGAACCATGCCTTATAGATACATACCTGTAGTACGCACAAAAGCCGGAGAAGCAGATGCTCTAGGGAATTTGTCACCGGCGGCGCGTGCCAAAACTTTTCCACTTGTTAGACTTGGAGCTACAGTTCCACAAACTTTCCTTCCTAAGATGACTTTACAAGCTGCGGGAATGCCGCTTGCTCTGGATGGAGTATACAACTTCGATGCAACAGGTTCTGCTGTTGTATTTAATAGCTTGTTCGATGGGCTAGGACAGAATGGATTTCCTGTTATTCCGGTGATCTCTTATAGAGCTACACAGGCCTACAACATTGCTGCAGCGCAGACTGTCGGACGCTATAGCCCAGGGTTTCTGCTTCAAATTCCATTAGCCGATCTCCCTAACTTAGCCGCCTGGGTTGCACAGGTACCCCAATGGGCGCCCAACCAAATTGACGTACTTATAGACGCTGCAGGCGTAGCCGAGCACGATCCAAACCTGATGGGTAATTATATCGCTCATACGATCAATGCCGCAAACATAACTGCCCAACCATGGCGATCCATCACACTGCATTCTTGGAGCGCGCCCAAAGATGTGGGCCAATTAAATCCGGGGAGAAATCAAGTTTCACGACATGACTGGTTAGTATGGATGCGATCTCGGAACTTAGTAGATTTCCAATTGGATTACTCAGATTCGGGCCACGTCCATCCATCCCTTGATGAGGTACCAGGATATGCCATGGCTAATGCAACCGTGAGCGTACGCTACGCGGTCGACGATCATTGGATTATTCACAAGGGTGTGTCGACTACGGGGCCAAATGGCATACCAATGGGAATACAGTATCGCGGTCACGCCCGGACATTGATCGCAGAACCGCTGTTTGGCGGCGTCGCAGGATGCTGGGGCGACACAAGGGTGCAACACTATGCTTCTACACCGGCAGGCACAGGTGGTCGTGGTCAATGGGCAGCGTTGTTATTGAATCGGCATATTTCGTTGGTTGCTGATAGAATCCCGTAGCCATCCGCCGCGGATTTTTAACATAGTCCGGACTTCCTCGTTCAATTGGAGAATTGGAAGTTCGGACGCTAGCCTTTGATTTATCTCACGTGCGGACTTACTTTTCCAGCCTTTGGCAAGTCCCCATCGCTCGAGGATGGCCAACGCCTCTTCTTTCCAAAGAAGTTGAGCTAATACAAAAGCTTCTTGTCTTGGATTTTTTCTAGGCTTCCTGCGATCTTTTAACTCGATACCCCGGCCTGACGACCGAGCTTCGATGATGCCCCACCATTTTGGAAGAACATTGCGGGCCTTCTCAATATGCCGACTGCCAACAACCAAGATAAGCTTTTCAAATACTTTCTCATAGTAAAATGCCTGAGTGCTAAGACGATCTAAAGTATCGCTATCGCTCTTTAGTTCGTAACCAGACAGTTCTCCATTGATGACTGCGACATCAATGCGCACTACACCAGACCAGATTCCCATTTCCTCAACTACACGGGTGTCCCGATCATTGGCATAGTGGTCAGAAAGGCGATTTAATATCGCTTGCCTTACATCAACATCCCGCATTTTACCCTCTCCAACTGGATGGCTAGCTTATTCGATTCCAGTTCAGACTGAGTTATCATTCACCATGCATCCTGCAGCTGTTATCGTTAACTAAGTATGATTGCAATCAAGACGTGCTCAAAATTCTACCACCTCCCCTGCGTCGTCGTCCTCGTCGCCACGAGATATTGCCGCCGCACTGCCCACTAGTTAAAAGCGCGCATGATTTCATTTCCTTGGTGGGTTGCCGCCCTCGTCTATATGTCAATCTATTGGCCGATTACCGTGATGATAGCGGCGACCATAGTCATGACTGCTTTCATGGGAACGAATAGCACCGGGTGGAGAGTAGCCTGGAGTGTTCTGGCATTCCTGACCGTGGCGCCGGTCATCTGGTTCTACACGCTTTCATAAGAAAAACCCCGCAGAAGCGGGCAGTCTGTAGCGGCCCGATGGCCGCCTATGTTCTCGTGCGCGTCGTCCTCGTCGCCATGATATTATCAATACGCTCGGTGAGCCCGTCGATGCGATGTGCCACGCTTTCGATGGCCCGCATGATCTGCGACGTCTGTTCCTGCATGCCCGCCTTCGTGGCAAAAGTTTCGGCTGCGCGCAGCTTGTAGTCGGAAAGCTCTTGCCGTGTCAGGCTGGCAAGAGCGGTCGCAGCTTCGGCCTTCGCCGCGTTGCGCGTCTCAGCTTTCGCGATCTGGCTTTCTACGTACTTCCAGAGGCCGAACAGAAAGCCCATCAGCATCACGATAAAGCCGACAACGGCCATGATTTCAGCGCCGGTCATCCGATAATCCCCCTTGCTGCCACGCCGAGCCACATGCAGGCCAGCCACAGATGCACCCTCACGGCTTCACCCCGCACAGCTTTTCCAGTTTTGTGTTCTCCGCGAGGATCTGGCGTTTCGTGCCGTCGGTCAGGCTGTCCTCGACGCTCGGGCGGACAGGCCGCGCAACGTCGCAGTAGCTACCGGCTGTCACGCATCCACCCAGACAAAGCAGCGTCAACATCACCGCCGCCAAGCTTGCTGGTTTCATCTTCGATCTTCCTTGCTTTGTTGGCGGCTTTAAGCCGGTCGGCGGTGGCGCTTGTGGCGTTGTCGGCCCTGCCCTTGAGGTAAGCGCCCGCCAGAATCGCAAGGGCCGCAGCGATAGCCACGGCCCAGCCAGCAAGGCGTGCTTTTATTGTTGCCAGCCAGGTCATGTCGGCACTCCCGTCAAAATAAGCATGCGATGCTGCCCAGTGAGCGGCAGCAGGTAGCCGTCGCGGGTCCCGACGGCATCGCAGACTGTGAGTTTGGCATTGCCCCACTGCTGCGAGCCGTTATCGATCCGCACCGTGGCCGTTCCTGCGTCGCTGTCATATTCAATGGCAATCCTTGTGAGGCTCACGCCGCCACCCTCTTAAGCTCAAGCCTGCCGCTCTTCCAGAGCCAGAAGCCTGCGCCTGCTGCGACCAGCAGGAGCGCGACGGTTGCAAACGCCCATGGGTTGCTCACAGCCCCGATTAGGCCGGTAACGAGCGTGCCGCCCGTACCTGCGACAATTGTCTGGACTGTCTTATCCTGCATCAGCGGCACGTCGTCAGGCTTGGCGTCTTCGGCAACGGCAGGCTTCATTTCGCGCGCCGCCACAAGGCTGTCGAGGAAGTTGCGGTAGTAACCCGCAATCAGGCTGGCCTTGTCGCTGCCGTTGACGATGGCACGGGCACCTTCTGGGTTAGCGTTACCCGCGCCAAAGTAGTCGGCCAGTCGCTTGCCCGTGAACTTACCGTTGATCATCCCATCAAACAGGATGCGGACGGCAGTGCTGTCCTCAAGCGCCTTTTCTGGCGCATCGCCAAGGCCGTATTTCTTGTAGTTGTCGCGCCCGGTGATCATCGCCAAACCGCGACCGCGGAACCGCCAGCCGTCGTTCGCGCCGGTGTTGCCCATTCGCCCGCCATAGACTTTGTTCGCTAAGGCTTGCGGGTTACGCACGAAAGGCTGGGCGCTCTGCACAGTGGAGAACCGCGACGGCCAGACCTGCCGTATGCGAGCGGCACTGGTGTAGTTCAGGTTTTCCTCGATCGGCTGCATCTTGCCGCCAGTCTCATGGAATGCCGTTGCGAGCACGTAAGCGAGTTGCTCGTCAGGCAGGCCTCGGCGCTGAGCTTCAGCCAGAATATCCGACGTGCCGTCGACCTGCGCCTGGCTCAATCGCCCGCCAAAAGGCGCGCGCCTCGCATACGCGAAGAACGTTGTTTTGTTCATGGGGGTGTCCTGAAATTTAACGATAAGAGGTTCTTGAAACCGCCGACGCGATCACTAAATCGAAGCCGTCATTCCAACACACTTCGTTCGATCAAATGGAGGTTTCGATGAGCGACCGTTTGTTTGACAGTCCAATTTTTGTGAAGGACGGAAAATTTCTGATAAGGGAGATTGCAGGCCCAATTGACGCAATCGATTTTCTTTATGAATGGCCAAAGGATGATCGCGACATCATCTATGAAGTGGCATGGAGCGCCTGTTGTGACGCTCACAGTGGGCAGAAACCGCTAATCGTGGCGCAAAACGCCTTTGAAGGCTTCGCTCGAAAACGCAACATTCTCGAAAAACCTGAGGCTGCTATGCCGTGGATGTCTTCCCATAGCAACGGTGGTGGGCGCGTTCAGGTATGAGGCAGCACCATGCACTGGTATTTTCTAATTGAGGGCACAATCCTCGTTGCGCTGCTCTGGGTCATATCAATGCTTTTCTGGGATACCAGACGAAAACAATGAACATAGACCCCGGGTCGTTACGGGGTTTTTTAATTCTACGTTTCAACTATGTTTGATATGCACTGAACAACCTTCTGACCTGACTGGTTGGTCGGTGCAGCCCCGGTAGCCCCCGCTTCCGGGGTTTCTTTATTAATCGGCGCAGAATGGTTAAAATCCCAATGTTTACAGCGGTTTGTTAATCAATCTCTGCTAATGGAACCGTGAGCACCTATCATTGCTTTCAGCTTGGTTTCCCAAGGTGCTCGGCCCCAGTTCAGTGAAACCTTACTGGGGTCCCTTCTCTTTCCTTTCGGCAACGAAAAAGCCGCCTCAGAGGGCGGCTTGTCATATTGCATTCGCTCGGTTTAACTTGGGTACGTCAATCGCTGGGGCAGATCATGTTTTGGGTGAATGTTTTTGTATCGGCTATTGCCATCGGCGTCGTATCGTTTGGGTTGATTGGCCTGTTAAAGTCTCGCTTTTATGCGGATGACGTCGAATAAGGAGGATTTTTGCTAGACTGGCTCATCAACCTTTCCGACGCTTTTCACCCTTGGCTCAGCTTTGCGAGTGTTGCAGCAATTTCATTATTTGCTGCCGTGGCTGTTGCCCTATTCTTCGTTCTCAAGCGCTAGACGAACCCGAAAGTAATCCGCCAGCAGCTTGTCTGAACTCCGGTCAACAAAGTTGTAAAGCGGCTTGCCATGGGTATCCATGACTAGAATAGAGATATACTCGATCACCAACCCCGTGAGAAAGATCGATACCCCACCGAAGAACATGATGGTTATCATCAATGATGGCCAACCCGTCACTGGAATAACGGAAGGGTCAATCAACTTCGCAACAATCACGATCAATGAAAAAAGGAACGCGAGGAAAACAGCCAGACCGCCGATTGCACTCCCGATCCGCAGGGCCTTGACTTGCGTTGAAAACAAGAGCCTGCGTGCATGGCTGAAAAGGCTCTTGAGACTGTACCCACTCTTGCCTGTTTCGATATACCGTTCATCCTTCAATAACATTGTGACGTTAGAAACTCTCTGCGTGAACCACGAAAGCGTCATGTCGAAATAGGTGCTGTGTCCGCACGCCTGCGAGGCTTCACGAGCTATGCTGCCGCGAATAAGTCTGAAGCTGTTGAACACCGTGATATTTCGATTGCCACTAAGACGAACCATGAGTGACTTGAATGTCCTAGACGTCCAGTCGCGCATAAAGCTCTGGTGAACGGCCTCTTCCGGGTTGGCATAGACAACATCGCCACCTAACTTGACTGCCTTGGCAAGCAAGACTTCGATTTCTTCCGGTGGATGCTGCAAGTCCTCATCCATCGTCACAACCCAGTCACCTGAACTTTTCATGATGCCCGCCACCGTTGCGGCGTGCTGCCCATAATTCCGCGATAGGTGGAACGGCTTCACCCAATCATATTCTGTTCCGAGATCATCAATGATCGCACCCGACGCGTCCTTTGCCCCGTCTTCGACAAAGATAAGCTCTGACACCTGAAACGGTGCGCCATTATCGATAAGACTATCCCGGACAAATGCCACACGCTGGCAAAGCTGTCGTAGATAAGCCTCACCGGAATAAACTGGCACGATAATGGAAACAGAAATCATTAGAAGCCCCGAAATTTACTTGCCCCGTGGCTTAACAACTGTCAGAAGCTGCATCAAACGAAATCTTACGGGCACACGATGAATGTGATAATCCAATTTGGACGGTTCGGGCTGGTCGGCCTGCTGAACACGTTCATCACACTTATCGTAATTGCTGTTTTAACGTGGCTTGGCGCTACGCCATTCATCGCTAATGCAATTGGATATGCGGCGGGTCTTTTGAACAGTTACTTCGGAAACATGAAGTGGACGTTCAAATCTGACACGAGCTGGAAACGAACTATCCGGTTTCTGATAGCCTTCGGTATCTGCTATGCCGTAAATGTCTTTATCTTGCATCTATCGTTGCCGCTGGCACAGTACCAGGTGTTAATACCTCAACTGATCGCCATGGCTTCATATACGGTACTGTTTTTCATTCTTTCACGGGCTTGGGTGTTTAAGAAGTGAACTCTATGAAACTTGGCAAAGAAACGCTGTTATGGACAGCGGTTTCAGTTATCGGACTTATTTCCGTAATATCGTTGTTTCTCGGCGTAAATAGTCCAGATGACATTCACCAGAATGCGCAGTCGGCAACTTCGTTCTCGGCAATCGTCACTCACTGGAACAATTTCCGGTATTTCATCGTCGTAATTTCTCAGCCGTTTTTGAAGTTCGGCGTTCACTACAATGAATTCATGCCATTGTGGGTTTTATCATTGGTGGCAGGAATTGCAGTTACGTGTTTTGCGACATTAAAATACAGCAGACTGCCACTGTCATATCTGCCCTTCTTTATCGCTATTATTACAGTACACGGCTACTTTACGAACATATTCTACTATCCGATGTCGTATTCGGTTTTCGGATTTGGCTTTCTTTTCACCGGCCTTGCGGTACTTTGCCTAGCAAAAAAAGGTTGGCTATGGACGGTGCCAGCTGCGGCATTGGTCGGATTGGCATTGATGTCGTACCAGCCGGCTGCGCTCATCATTCTGCACGCTGCGGCGCTTAGCTATTTGGCTCGCTGGCTTAATGACTCCGAAGAGTTCTCCGATATCTTTCAGGATGTTATTAGGGCACCGATTGCATTCGTGGGTGGTGTTGTAATCTTTCTCCTCACTGTAAAGGCGTTTTCTGATGGAACAGGCAGGGCGGTCGATCCCGGCAACTTCTTCCAGAATGTTCCGCCTTACCTTCATACCTTGAAGGAGATGCTGTTCGGCCTAACTGCACCAAATAACATTTATCCTCACATCCAGCGCGTCGCCGTTCTCATTATATTTGTTGTCGGCATAGTCACTGTAGTTCGCAACCTTCCAAGACACAGCGTCTATTCTGGGTTTGTGGCCATCGCCGCATTTGGGTGTGCTTTCTTGATATTTCCAAGTCCATTGAATTTGTTTTCGGATTTATTCTGGCCGTCGCCGAGAAGCATCTCCGCCAGCGTGTTCTTTATAGTAGGGCTGCTATTCATTCTGATAAACTGGTACAGAGAATATCTAAAGTCCCAGTGGCTACTTGCAGTTTTTGTTATATTCATCTCTGTTTCGGCGGTTCACCAGATCAGGGTTATGTCTGGAGCTATGGCTCAAAACTTGGTTGACGAGTTCGCAGCAAAACAGATTCTTTCGGATATCGGCAATTTCGCGACCGTCACCCCGCAGACGAAGATTGCTGTGAAAAGCACTTGGAAAAATGGGGTTACAATTAACCCTTATATTTCCAACGACAACGGACTGTCCGCTTTCTCCGCGAACTGGAGCAACAACAATATACTATGGCTAAATAGTCAGGTTAAGTATACCCGTGTGCTTCCGCCTGAACATTCCTGTGAAGAGAACCCTTCCCCGCCTCTTTGGCGTATCGAGAAGATAGATGATACAATTGTTGTTTGCATGAGGTGAAAAGGCACCTCATGCAAGCGTACCAATCACCGGAATACGAACATTATCCAACCAGACTGACTGCCCACTAACGAGTGTTGGCGCCACATTTCCGTTCGTGTCCACGATTAACTGTGCAGCTCCATTCGTAGCCATGCAGGGTATAACCTGCCTTGTTTGCGGACGATATCCCGCAGGAAGGGTGAATGCCACCGAACCAGATGAACCTGAACCAGAAGTTATCTGACCCTTAATATGCAGTACACCATCACCATCCCGAATAAACCCTACCGGGTAAGTTGTGCCATCAGTCTGCGTCCAGTTGTTCTGGAGGGTCGGAATTCGATAAAGTGGCATGGTCAATGACGCGCCGTTACCACCCGGATTAGCAACGATAGGCCCGGCGACAACAGTCATTCCTTCACACGTGTTATCGAAAGATATCTTCTGTTCATACATTGAATTGAACCGGAAGGTGCCGCCCTTGATGTTGCTATAGCTGCTTGCAACGCCAGAACCAATTCCTGAACCCGGCACTGCACCACGAAGCTCGATGACGTTATTATCGCAGGTGAAACCGATGCAGCTGTCGCCGAAACTGAACTCGCGATTGACAGTACCTTCCACATAATTTCCCATGAAAATAAGTGAACGAACGCTTGCTGTCGTTTGGATCACGGACGTGCAGTATTCGATATCGCTATTTGTAACGACGATGTTGTTGGTAACCCCTTCCACGCGTAGAAATGCTGCGCCGGATGTCCACCCCCAGCAGGTATCAATCAGAAGGTTGTGGCAACCTGTGGAGCTGTAAACACAATATCCAGAGGGAACAAGGAAATCACACTTTGTTATCTTAACGGCATAGCTTTCTGACATCATGATACAGTTGACCACACCTGAGAAATACACCCCGGTTATCTGACCAGTATTCGCTTTCAGACACTGAATACCGTGAGCGGTCCCGGACAATGCCCCACCGAGTCCGATATTTTCAATTGCGGCAAGAATTCCCGCGCCATTCACGTTGTCGCCATATGTTATGATCTGGCCACTAAATGAGTTTCCACCTTTCAAAATGCTATTTCTGCCAAAGCCCCGCAAATTTACATTGTAAGTCTTTGGAATGTTGATTGCTGCAGAAACAACAAACGTTCCAGTTGGAACGACGACATCTCTAACTCCAATAGTGTTAGCGGTATCGAGTGCACCTTGCACGGCGGAAAGATTGGCTGAAGCATAAGTATTGACGTTACCCTTACGGGCGCCGAACATCATGATGTTGAATGAATTCTCGGCTATCTCCCACCATGCGCCATCTGCCGACTGGATTTTCCCAGCGTGCGTCGGCTCACTGACAACACGTTTGTAAAGCGCTCCGCCTCCGTCGCCGGCAGAATAATAGCCTGCCGTGCGCAGGTAGGTAACGAGCGCTGGAATGTTGGTGAGTTCAACTTCCGCCCGGCTGCCAAAACTCGACAGCAAACCGCCAGCCGCCGCTTCTGCCGCCGCGGCCGCATCCTCGGCACGATCCGCAGCCGCTTCTGCCGCTGCCTGAATAGCTTCTGCATCGCCATAGGACAGCAGGCGTAATTCTGTGCCATTATCAATGCAAAGCAGAGCCATACCTGGCGTGAGATAGCCTGCCGGCACTGGCCGATTGATGTTTGTGACCAGTGAGCGATTGATTGCGCCATAAACAGTGACAGGCCCGGTGTTTTCCTGTGTGACGTTTAGGATATAGAGCACCTGATACGCCGCCACAGGGATAGCAACGGAAGCTGTCACGACAATATTGTTGGCCGTGCCTGCGTCCGCGTTGTTGAGGCGAATGACGCGGTTGTCTGGGAAATTTCCGCTTCCCTCGGTCAGCGCTTTCAGTGTGTCGCGGATGTCCGGCTTGTGCGGGTTAAATGGCCCGGAAGCGGGAACGCCATCGGTAACGAAATCGCGGAAAATCTCGTCAATCGTGCGAACGGTCATGCAAATGCTCCATGGCAAAACGCCCCGCCAAGGCAGGGTGTAAATTTCTCAGGTTGTGGGTTTGGTCAGGGCGTCGTTCTAATCGTGCTGGCCGAGTAAGCGCCGATGCGGCCCTTCTGGGTGCGAACAGCCAATTGGAACTCATATTGTGTCAGTGCTGAAAGTGTTGGGGTTTCGAAGCTCTCAGCATCGTTTTCGAGAGGTCCAGCCACGCGCCATTCTGTGTCGGCGGTCTTTCTCCAGCGGACCATGTAATTCAGCAGAATATTGCCGGTTGGCGGGAAACTCAGTTCGGCAACAGGTCCAGACAGAATGATGACATCTGGCGCATCTGGCACCGGCAAATCATCGTCCGAAGTGGTTTCGTCCGATACCGGCGCTGTGCCTTCCTGTGAGGTATCCCACTGGTGGGCAGTTTGCGGCATAGACTGAACCTGAACGGTCGCACCCTGCAATATTCCGCCTTCACCAAGAATGAATTTGAAATCAAGGACTTCAAAAACACTGTTGATACCGAATAGCGGATACTGAATGCGGATGAACCTTTCACCAAAGACAGCCAGGCCAAGCAGGTTCGTATTGAATGTCCCCACCCAATTCGGATTGGCTCGGAACCATTCAAGCTTCATCAGCCTCCGCGCCTGGCTGTGCGAAGGTGCCATGTTGAACTGAACGTCTCTGGCTTCCTCGCCACGTTCAGACACATCATTCTCATCGGCCCACGGGTCGGCATCAGACGCCTGATAGTCTTGGTTCGGATCAAGGAAGGTTGCCCGGATGGTATTGGCCGTGGTCATCACGTCGCGGCCACGACCCACGTCGCTAAAGCCGGTGATGGCATCAGCCGTCAACATAACATTCGGTTCAGACCACGCCCCGATATCAAGCGTAAGACCTCCGTCAGGGGTCGGCACCAGCCTGCCGTCACAACAGCCAAGCATACGTCCAATCACATCAGCTGGCCGCTCATCCAGACTGTACGATCCCCATAGACGGTAGCGGGCTTCAGCACCCCCGGCAGCAATAGGAATTGCTTCTGCGGCGCGGTTATATGAGGCAACCCAACCAGCTTGAGCCAACGGCGTGGAAACGAGACTTTCTGGAAGGCGCATGCCGTCCTTATGGGTCATATAATCCCGGATCACGGCGGCAGCGTTATCGTTCCATGCGACAGCGCCAGTGACCGGATTTTTGACCAGAGACGTGCGAGCCACGACGCGATAGTTTGTATTCACGCCATTCGGGAACAAGCTGAGATAATACTCGTCACCGAGCGCGTATTGGCAGGCCAGCAGCGAGGCTATTCCGTCGCCCCGATGTGCAGCTGTCCACTGAGGAAACCTTGAGGTTAGCTCACCGTAGGCGGTCTCAATGGGCGCACCTAGCCGGGATTGGATGCGCAACAGTGGGTTGCCGGTCGTTCCTTCGCGCCATTTACTCGGCGGTGTAGGTGAACCATCGGGCAGCAAATCAATTTTCTGATCATCGAGCCAGTATTCCTCAATCCCATCGAACGGCCCCTGACCCAGTGCAAGCACCTTGAAGAAGCCGCCGCTCTGGGTTTCTGCGAATATCCAAGCGCCAGAAGTCTTCACGCGACCGTAGTGACGAATGCGTGGGGGCGTTGGCTGGCGTACCTGCTGCTGCACATCTTCAGGTTTCGGCTGCTTTGGGCGAAACAAAGATGATGCAAGGTAGGAAACACCAAGCGAAATAGCCAAGCCGCCCAGTGTCGTTCCTGCGGCTAACGTTATTAAGGCAAGGCCAGTCTGCAAAGCTGCGCCAAGTGCGCCCGCGCCCATCACAGACGCGATGATACCGGAAAGAGCTACGGGCATTTAATTCTCCAAGCTTTCCAGACAGCGTTCAATGGCGCGCCAATGAAGCCGTGTTCATCGTGCGAGAACCAGCAATGTCCGGCATGAACTGCCATGCAGAGTTTTTCATTATGGAAGATCAAACCGACATCGCCGGTTGTCGGCGCATCCGTCTTGACGAACCCCTGCGACCGCATGGCGCGGTTAACCAACACGGCCAATCCACCACCGTCTGCCAGTACCGATGCAGCCCCATCGGCGTCCGAATACTCGCGATCCACCCAAGCCAGCGGCGACAGTCCTGTACAGGACCGTATCCATCGATCCACCGTCGAAACACAATCAGTCTCTCCCCACCGGAAAGGCTTTTGCGCCTCGGCTGCTACAAACTCGGCAATGTCCATAGGATCAGTAATCCGGGTATTTAAAGCTCTTGAAGAGCAGTGAACCGATGAACTGGCAGAACTTATCACCTGGTGAACGGCGCTGTTGGTCTCGGTCGGTATAGCGGCCATATGCCGGCCGTGACCGATTGAAGAATGCATTTTCAGCGGTCATGCTGATCGACTGAATTGCCCCTTCCGTACCCTGCATTTCCGTGCGGCTGATGCGGGGTGGCTGCATGAAGCCCCACCAGATCGGCGCAGGCCCGCCAAGCGGTTGCCATTCCTCATCGAAAAGCTGGATCGAGACTACGACGATGCGCTGATCCACCTCATCATTTGCGTCGAGCGCCATGGCGAGAAAGTTCAATGTAGCATCAGGTAGGCCCGAAAGCTGGAACGTGACATTCTGTGCGGCAGTGGTCGAAGCCATGCCGATGCCTTCAATCGATCCATAGCCGTACATCGGTTCATAGCGGTTACCGCCAGTTTCAAGCGCCGTATTCCCGTTCCAGACACGCACCGTCTCGGACGCAAAGCGGAACTCGACAAGGAAATCGAGCCTCACTTCGTGTTTGGCGAACTCGGTCAGCTGAGCCGTGTTGAAAAACGACATCACACGTCCTCGATAAAATTGACGGTCGGGAAAGACCACTGCGAAATCAGATCAACATCGAGATCCATTTCGCTATCGGTCGCCAGACGCATGCGGCACACAGGATAGTCGAATTCCATTTCGCTTCCGGCTGGAGCAGCTTCGCGAGCCGGAGGCCGGAATGTGATGGTAGCCGTATTCTCGCCTGTCATCTGCACCGTGCGGATACGGTACATTCGTTCTCCGATGGAAAAATCCATCCCCGGCTGCAATTGCCCCGCCGCAATGAGCGATATGTTCGCCGTTGTTCCGCGCAACGGGATATTGCTGGTTAGCCTGATATCGATTGACCGGGAGCGATACAGCCCGCCATCGCTGAACGGGCTAGTATCAGAGTGAGGCACCTTGTCAGCCGCGCCGTTTCCATCAGCAACGAACGGCTGATAAGCGCAGCAACGCGGGACCAGAATTGGACGCAGCCGACCTTCCAGCAGGTTAGCAATAGCCCGGAAGGCAAGAACGGAAGGCGATCCACGACGAATAATGATGTCGCTGAATGTCGCCTTCCAGATACCAGCATCGGAAGCCGTAACCTGCGTCACGCCCGACACGCTGGAAGGTCCTGCGAGTGTACGCGGGGCAATATTGAACGGGTCGCGCTTCGGTTTGAGCACCGAACGGGGCCAGAGAATGGTTGCCATTACATTTTTCTCGCTTGTGCGTCTGCCAACATGGTCGGGAAGTTCGATTGAACAGCCTTGGCACTTTGCTGCACCGAAACCTGAACAATCGCGCCGGAAGCTGTCTGAATGCGCTGATCGGCTATCTGAGCCATCCGGCCACTGTCATCCTGAAGGACGACATTGATGGTTTCTGTGCTGCCGACGCCAGCCTTGGCGTTACGGGGAAGAACGACTTCTCCGCGTTGCAAGATAGCCGGGACCTCTCCCGGCTGAAGCCCGGCAATGCCGCCTTTGTGATATCGCTTTGCGCCTGAAAATACCGACGGCGATACAGCCCGACCGTGTCCATAACCATCCGCACCCGCGACACCGCCACTGTGCAGAATGCCGGGAATTATCGCTCCACCGAGCAAGCCGCCGCCCTTGAATATCCCGCCACCGCCGAACATTCCAGCGAGCGGCCCCTTACCGAGCAAGGTTGCCTGAAGAACAGCTTCGATCAGAGTATTAAGGAACTTGTCGAGCGCCTTGTTCCCAGTTTCAATTGTTGGCACCATGGACTGGAATGCATCGAGCATGCTGTTCTTGAAAAAATCAGCGGCTTCCCTTGCTTTTTCCTGACTTTCTGCCAGTTTATTGGCCTCGGCCGTAGCGTGAGCGTAACCTTCAGCCAGTCCGTTGATTTGCTCTTTTAGCGCAGGAGTTATCTCAATGCCGGCCTTCTTGGCCGCATTCAAAAGCTCCTGTGTGGCCCTCGCCTTGGTGATTGCGTAATCGTAATCATCGATAAGCGGGTTAATCTGGGCTTGTGCTGCGGTTTCGGCCTGAATCGTGGCCGTCCGCTCCTTGATCTGCTCGATCTCACGCTGAAGTTCGTTTTGTCGCTCTTTGCGCTTCTTTTTCTTCTTCCCGTCGCCATCCGCAGATGCGCCCGACCCACCGCCAAATCCAGCGGAGTTTGCCGTTCTATCCGGCGCGATAAGGTCTTGATCCTTGGCGTCGGCCGTTCTCTGGCGTGCGCGAGCGTTCGCCTTGTCTCGCACATCTTGAAGATACTCGGAAAAGTACCGCTTTCTGCCAGTTTCCAAGGCTTCGTTCCATGCGTCAGCCGCAACCTTTCCAGCACCCTTGTAAGTGTTTTCAATGCGCCCCAGATCAACACTGAGGTTTTCATTCAGAAGCGGAGTGAAACCCAGGAATTTATCAACGCCATTCAAAGCCTTTGACACGGCATTAATGCCGTTTAGAGCTTTTTGCAGGCCGCTTTCGATTCCAGCAATCATCGTGTTCATCGCGTCGATAACATACTCAGCTACTGCGGCCGGCAATTCGTTGAAAATGACCTTTGTTTCGGCCACAAGCCCTTTGAATGCGGCGATCACACCGTCAAGCTCGTTCGTGATGAACGAACCCACATCTGACCATTCAGCCTTAGTGTCATCCATCATCTGAGAGATGAAGTTGATGACCGACAGCATCGCGTCACGTGTGACTTCCGCTGCGTCGGTTGCGCCAACTTTGATCCCCTCCCAGGTAACCGCAGCATAATCTTGAAGGTTTGCCATCTCTCCGGCAATTGGACGAATTTGGTCGCCATAAGCAGACACAGCAAAAGTCGCAGCACCTATCCCAGCAGCAAGAAGCAAGAATGGGTTAGTCGCCACCATGGCCGCGCCAGCCACTGCAACACGCGCCATTGCTGGGATATACTGAGATAGCAGGACAACGGCGGCGGCAGCAGCCGCGTTTGCTACCAATCCAATATTGCCGGCCAGCGCATTGACGATCCCGCCGACGGTCTCGGTAATGCCGTACGCCTCGCTCGCTTGTCCGACATACTGCGTAAGATTGTTGGCAAGCTTGGTGAAGCTGTCGCCAATGGTGGCGTTAGTAGCCGCGAACTGCGCTTCAATGCCTTTTTGAGCATTAATGATCGCACGAAAAACCCGATCGGACGTTAGTTTACCATCTGCACCGAGTTGCTTAAGGCCAGAAATGGAAACTTTGAATTCGTCTGCGATAGCCTTCGCCACGATCGGCGCGTTCTCGCGAATGGAGCGAAGTTCGTCACCTTGGAGAACGCCAGAACCAAGGGCTTGGCCCAGCTGCAAAATGCCAGCCGCCTGCTCCTGCGCAGATGCGCCGCCCGCCTTGAACGCCTTGGATACAAGATTGGTGGCGAGTGCGATTTCTTCTTCAGATTTCGCGACACCAGAAGCAGACCGGATCAGGCGAGCGTAAAGATCGGCGTAATCTGACAGACCCACGCGGGCATCATTGGCGCCAGCATTCAATTGTACGAGGCTTCGCGTCTGAACGCCAGCAGAGGCCGCCGCGGCGCGGATCATATTCCCGGCCTGTGTCCATGCGTCAGCGTACTGGACTATTTCGCGTGCGCTGAAACCAACACCAGCAAGTGCAGTGGCATTTTTAAGCGAGTTAGCGAAGGTCGCGGATATGTTTTTGTTCATATCCGCGAAGCGCCGCTCGATCTGGCGAGCGCTTTTGTTGGCGACACCGTTTGCCCGGTTCAGGGCATTCTCGAAAGCCTTGGTGCGGGCCTCCAAAGACACAATGAGCCGTTCAACGTCAGTTGCCATCAAAAGCCCTCGATTCCAAGCTCGGCCAGTGTTTCGTTGCTGAATTCAGGGGCTGCTTTTTCTTCGGGCCGATTGAACGCCTGGTGGCCTTCAATGGCGCACGAGAACTCCCACAACGTCATCTTGCCGACGTCGCGATGGATTATTCCGGCCCATTGGTAGAAGCGGTTGAATTTCCATTTCCCTCGCGGGAGCGGGTTTGGGTCTTCTTCCCCTCGCCCGCGTCCAGCTCCCCCGGCTGATCATCCGGATCGCCATACAGAGCCAGCATCAGAATTGCTTGAGCCGTCAGAACGGAAAGCGTGAGCGGTCGATCCTCAACGAACTTCTGAACAAGCTTGCGAGCGGCTTCTTTCTCCATGCCGCCGCCTTCTAGGCCGAGGCGGATGGGCTGGATCACGTCGTCAACCATCCATTGCTTGCTGGAAAGGCGAGCCAATATCCATTCTGGACCTGCATCGCACTTGTCCTGAAGTGCGCGCAGGTGCTCCAGGCGGAGTTCGAACTCGTGCTCCCCGCCCGCCCACGTCAGCGCCTTAGCCATTAAGGTGCGACTTTCGCAGTTCGCGCTGGGACACCGTCGAACTGAATATCCAGTTCTGCAGATACCTTCTGGCCTTTTTCAACGGCGTTGTTCAAACCTACGAGATAGGCTGGGCCAGTCTCATATTCCGTGTCGCCAACGGCTGCCTTGACGTGTTGGACACGAATGTTCTTAGTCTGCCCGGAATACCACCAATCCATTAGCAGCTTGTGGCTTTGGGAAGACCAGACGCCACTGGCGGGGATTGTCACTTCAGACGACTGCACAGCACGCTCAATTGCCGACGGAAGGCTTTCATCGTCACAATCCTGAGGTACTTCAGTAGTCTGCATGTTGTGCTGACGGTTGATGCCGCGCTGCGTGAGCGCGCAAATCTTAGCAAAGGTTCCTTCGGTTTCAGTTTCAACTTCCAGAACAAAATCGGGGAATGCGGCGGTAATTGGCTTCGTAGCCATGGAGAACTCCAAACGAAAACGGGCCGGCAATCTGCCAGCCTTGAATGGGCTTGAGGCCCGGTTTCAGGTGAAAGGGCTACTTCGCCCGGTTACGGCTCTTTAGAGCTCGTTTTTGATCGCGCGTCGGGCTTTTGATCTTCTCAGCCCAGCCATGCGCAACGCAGTAATCTATGAAATCCTGCGGTCGCTCTTGGGGTTCAACTGATGGCTTTGCGTTGAACGAGAACCTACTTTGAGGGCGCGACCAGTTGCATTCGACTTTGAAAATGGCCCATGCCATGTGGTTCTTCCTTGTCAAATGAGGCCAGGTCTCGACAGCTTTCACCGACTCGGATTTGATTGCTGTGCTTGCAACCCGGGGGGATTCAATGCCATCACAAATTCCTGAGTACATTACCTCAATTCAGATTAATCTCAGCGATGCAGCGGCCCAACGACCGGCCCTTGCCATCGAGTCGGCACGGGTATTTGCTAAATGGGCAAATGTCGAACATGTGCTTGCAAACGCCGTGTCCATGATTGTTGGTGACACTACAGCACTTGCTTTGATAGATAAATTCAAAGCGAAGAACGCTCAGTACGACGCGATAAAAATCGCGTTGGAAGGCAAAATTTGTTGCACTGAAACTCGCTCCCTCATCCCACCATTATTTAAACTGATCAATAAAGCGGCGGGACCTCGCAATAAATTAGCTCATAGCCTTTGGGGTACGATAGAACAATTGCCGGCAGCACTTTTGCTCACAGAACCAAAATTTGCGCTTAAAATGTCTCGTTGTATGCTTTCCAGTCCAACCAAGACGTGGGTGGAGGATGACAATAAGACTAACTTCGAGCGAGGATTTGAAGGCAACATTGATCTAGCGAACGAGATGATAAATATTCTTCGCGAAGGGACTGAAGTCTGGGTTCACAATGACTTTAATGATCCCTTGCGCTTTTTAGAATGTTCGATCGTTGCGCTAACGTTTTTTACAACTGCCGCGGCTGCAAAACCGGGTTCACAAGAAGCTATTCAAGCTCTAGATGGGCTGCGCAAAATTTTACGCGAAAATGAGTCACTTCAATAGAACTAGTTTAAGATCGCCTAGCCCCTCTACGGCTGCTCAATCTTTGCCGTATATCTAATGGCTGCATGATTGACGTTGCCGTCCCTAATGTAATCCGCGCGCCAGTAATCAAAGGATACGAGTGCGTTGACGGACAGCGGAGGCTCCCAGCCTCGCAACGCGATACGGACAGCGTTTGTTATGTCACGCATCTGCTTTTGCGCGGGCTCGATCGACCATACGTCGAGTTGAAAAACTATATCGTGGCTGTAGACGCAGTCGGCGTCATCTTCAGTAGAACTCGACGGGCCGACGCTGACATATGGGAAAATCGAAGGTGAAACCTGCCCCTGGTCGTTAGTGGGCGGGTTATCGTAACTGCGCTGACCGATTAAAGCGATGAGGGCAGAATTGCTGCGAAGCCGTTGAATAATCGCGCCTTGCAGTTCAAGGACAGGGTCCATGGGCTACCCCGATGCAATTTGCTTTGCTGATTTATTTATCGCTCGTGTGATCCGCGATTTCGTACGTCGACGGAGCGACCTGAACGAAACAAAGAAGAATGGCTGCGCCTTTGCGCCCGGGTTCTGCGTACCCGCGAACATGCCGCCATTGATATGCGGCGCACTGCCAAATTCGACCAGGTGCGCGTAGCGAACCTTCGAATTTCCAGCATAGATCGTTATTTTGAGATTGTCGGATTTCGACTTAACGGCGCCAACTCGCTGGCTGTAACTGGGTGCATCGCCCCAAGTCCAGCCGATGCTATCTCGTAGATCGCCATTATCGACCGGGACGAGGCGCTTCATCATCGCAACGATTTCGTCGGCGCCTTGCTCCATGGAGAGTTTAATCGCGGCCTCAGCTAAGGCAGGCAAAGCTTTGAGCTTGCGATTGAGACTTTTCAGGCCAAGGATCGCCATCAGGTTTCCTCGCCGTCAATCGCCAGCATCTCAATGTATTGCCCGCGCTCGTCCGGATTGACGACGGTCTTAATTCCGAAAACCCGGTTCGGCTTGTCCCCAGTCTTCCCAGCCCGCGCGTCGTATGCCCGCCATGATGCCGTCACCTGCCTTGCCGCTGTACTGCCGCGGATAGTTAGATTGTAAGGCTGCATGGACTGCATTCGCGCGGCCATGATGCTTTCGGCATTACTGCCATATCGCGGTTCCAGCCTTCCCGGCACGGTGAATTGATCAACCCACTCACCGCGTGTACCGCCGAAGCCGTCATCCACTTCCTGCCTGACCTGAAACGTCAAATGGCAGTTCAGGCTGCCGGCACCTGCGCGCTTCGCCATGCTTCGGCCTCGTCTTTCGTAGGAGTTGGAAGTCGCTCGGCTTTGCCAGCGGCAACAGCGCGATTAGCGCAAGGCGTGGTCACCAAGCCGACGTAGCCTGCCGGATACCGGATCGTCACAGCTGGAATGGGAATGAAGTCGTAGATGGCTGTGAAGTGAAGCCAGGGCATTAGGCACCTCGCCAAAAACGCAATGAACATTTCTCGTCCTGCGAAGTTAGGAAGCCGATACCACAAACCTAACGGAGGAACTTTGATGGATTGGAACCGCGTCGAAGGAAACTGGAAACAGTTCAAGGGAAGCTTGAAAGAACAGTGGGGCAAGCTGACTGACGATGATCTCGATCAGATCAACGGCCGCCGCGAGCAACTGGAAGGTAAGATCCAGGAACGCTACGGCTTGGAAAAGGACCGCGTAAGGTCTGACGTCGATGATTGGTACACCCGTCAGGAATGGCCGCCAGAATAACGACCACAAGAAGAAGTGCAGCCTACGGGCTGCATTTCTTTTATTCTTCCACCAGCAGCGTGCGCCACACTCGATACGGCGCCAGAAGCGCTCGAACATGACGCGGCAGAACGGCATTGCCTTCGGCCTTCATGTCAGGTTCCCGGTTCTCGTACAGATCAGCCGCGACTAACAAAATTGCTGCCGTGATGGGCGGAGTAAGCTCAATGCCGTCCGGCAAGGTTGGCGTCGCGCCCGTTCCCACGATCTCACGGTCAACATATTCGACGACGATCGTTTCAGCAGCAGCCAGATAGACTTCAAGCTCAGCATCTTCGTCGTCATGAAACACGCGAAGGTGTTTCTTCAGCAAATTAAGTTCAACCAGTGCCATCGCCACCACCCTCCGGCGGCGTTTCAGGCTCCGGTTCTGGCTCGGGAGCCGGATTTGGATCGACGATTCCCGCCCCGATGTAGCTCGCGACCCGGCGTTTGCGTGTCTTCGTGTCGGCCATCGCCAACCTCCGTTTACTTCTCGACGTAACCAAGCGCAAGAAGCGGGCCGGCTTGCCAGTTGGGCAGATCGGCGACCATGCCTTCGTTTAAACGGCCGTAATTGCCGACCAACGTTTTAAGCGCTTTGATTTTCATGTTTTCCTCGTGAAAAGGGGCGCCGAAGCGCCCCATCAACGATTAAGGAGTTACAGGCGGATTGACGTCGCCGGTCACGAATGCCTCTGGGCGGTAAACTGCCAGCGCAAGGCGCTCTTCGATACGGATCGAGAACATGTTCTTTTCGAAGTCGTCGACGTTCTCGCTGGACAGCAGCACTTCGACGCCCATTCGGTCGAAAATCTGCGCACCGAGATTGAACGCACCAGTCAGGAACTTGCCCGCAGAAAGTGCCTGGGTCTGGACGACCGGCAGATTCCACAGCGACGGACCGATCGGCGACTGCGCGTTGCCGACAATGTAGTTGCCGCCTAGATCCTTGGTGAGTTCGATCTTAGTCCAATCGGTCGGATGCAGAACGAAACCGCTCGCCGGATATTCGGCCAGAATGACCTGCAGGATCGCCAGTCGGAGGCGGTCAATCGCCGTCTCATTCTCCGGGGTAAACGCCGGGGCAAACGCCGATGCCTGCGGGAGAATGCCGTGCAGGTTCTGACCGGTACCGTCACCGTTCAGAAGCTGGCCTTCTTCTACAAACTTGAGGCCATAGGTGCCGCGTGCGTTGATATAGCTCGCAAGGCCCGGAGCGTCGTCGAGGATCTGACGGCTCGCCTTGAAGATATGGGCCAGCGTGCGAACAGGCGTGGTTTCCATATCGAAGGTCAGGTCAGACTTGGGCTTCTGAGTGCCTTCAGCGACTGGCGCTGCGCTGTTCGTAAAGCCGGTTTCCTTGACGAACTCGACACTTGCGGCCGAAGTCTGGCCCGGCGCAATAAGGTCGCGGATCGTCAGCTGGCGGTTAGGCGGTGCAATGATGCCTGGCACGCGCTGTCCAGGGACAAGCGAGGTTCCGGCCGAACGACCGGCGCCGACAGTAGTATTGCCGGACGTGATGTCAGCGCGCTCCATACCGACACGGATCGAACCACGCCATGCGCCAGACACATCGGTCGACTTGAATTTCTCAGACGCCACAACAATATCGCCGACGTCCTGCGGGCCGTGAGCGACGTCATCGCGCTCACGAGCGGCTCGCTTTTCCAGCTCACTGATGCGGGTCGTGGTATCGCCGAGCTCGGACAGCGCCTTGTCGACCTTGCCGGTCAGCTCGGTTGAAACAGTTCCGTGCTGCTGGAGCTGCGTGGTGAAATCGGTCGCGAGATTGCCGACCTGCTCTTTAATGGAGGCGAGCGAAGCTCCCAGCTCGCCAATGCGTTCTGCTAGTTCAGCCATAAAAATATCCTTCAAATCAGGGGGGTACGCGCTACCGCCAGAACGCGGTCAAGCGCAGCTAGTGTTTCCGCATCAGCATCAGGTTCCCCCTGATGTTCCTTGAAGTAGAGCGATGCGGCTCGCTCCGCTTCCGAGTTCGACAAGCCGATCAGTCCCCTGATCCCATTCTCGAATTCGCGTTTGGTGATTTCTTCGCCGGAGGCCATCTTGTCGGACAGCAATTGCGCGGCTTCTGCCTTTGCGGCGTTCGAAGCCTTTACGCGGCGGACGTACTCCGGCTCGGTGTTCGCTCCCAGTCGGGCCAAGGTCTCGTCAAGTGTGGCAATACGGTCTGCCATTCCTCTGTCCATGAGCGCTTCTGCATAAAACACCCTCCCCTGACCAAATCCGTCTTCCACTTTGGATTTCGTGACGCCACGGCCATCGGCAACGCTCTGCAAAAACCGGCCATAGGAGCGGTTTACACTGTCCTGAATGTAGGCCAGCGTGTCCTTGCCAAGCGGTTCAGTTTCGTTGCCTTCGACCTTGTGCTTACCCGCCGAAATGTAGGTTCGCTTTACGCCAGCCTTTTCCAACGCGGCAGAGATATCGTCGTGCGCCGTATAGACACCAATCGACCCCGCACGCCCGGACGGGGTAACGACGATTTCATCGGCCGACGACGCGATCCAGTAGGCGGCGCTCGCTGCGAGCGAGTTGACCTGCGCTATGATCGGCTTTTCACCGCCACGCAGTTTGCGAATTTCCGTTGCGAGTTCGTCCGTGCCCGGTACCGAGCCGCCAGGACTATCAATATCAAGAACAACGGCCTTCACATCCTCGTTGGACAGTGCCTTGTGCAACTGGCGCTTGATGCCGGCATAAGAAGTGCCGCCGCTCATCGAGGAAAACAGGTCCATTCGGTCGGCCAATACACCATAAACCGGGATCACTGCGACTTTGCCGTCAATTTCAGCGATTTCCTTCGCGCGAGCGTCGGAAACGGCCGCTGCAAATTCAGGTGTGACGAGCTTGTCGCCCGCCACACGTGCCGCAAGAACATCAGCCAAAACGGCCAGTTTTTCGCGCTGAATCGCCCACGGTTCGGCCTCAAAGGCCGTCAAAATGTGTTCGAATTTCATGAATTTCCCTTATCCAGCGCTTGGCTGTGCATCATCCAGCGGAGGCCCGCCGTTGTGTCCGACCATGGACAGAGGCTGCATGGTGCCGTTTACGATCAATTCGTCGCCGCCATCCATCTTTGGCTTGTTTTCGTAAGCTCTGGCCTCGTTCGGCGTGTAAATGCCGTTCTGGACCATCTTCTGCAGGAACTCTGATCTCGCCTGGCTATCGCCGCGCAGCAGGCCTTCCATATTGAACTTTACGACGGTCGTTTTGCGGGTCTTTGCATCAAGCAAGTCGCGGTAGATCGCGGATTCAATGCTTCTGAGCATGGGCGTGAGGCAGGTCTTGGTGAACTGCAGGATCAACTGCTCGATCCCGCCGCCCCAAGTCGTCGTGCCATTCGCAGCATGACCAATCATGACAGGCGGAACGCCAAAAATGCGGCAGATCTGCTCGACGCTGTACTGCCGCGTCTCAAGCATCTGCGCATCTTTTGGATTGATGGTGATCTGCGACGGGGTGAGACCCGCCTCGAGCACCGCGATCCCGCCTGCCTTGTCGGCACCGGCGAATGCCTGCAACGATTCCGCAATCTGCTTGCGCTGATCGGGCTTCAGAACCTGATCCGACGACAAGACGACCGAAGCCATCATGCCGTTCTTGAACATCCGGCCAGACGTCTTCTCGCCGGCCATGGCATTGCCGATCACATTGCGCTGTGCGGCAATTGGCGAAAGCCCGCGATCACAGCCCGGCATGACCAATCCGCGGACATGAAGCATGTCCTCTTCGCGGATTTTGCGGACGCCGCCCTTCTTGCCGTTTTTGTACTGCTCGGTGACCTCATAATAGCGGTTGTTCCGGTCATCGCGCTTAACATCGACGCAAAGCGGATTGAACGGGTTCAACGCTACCAGCCGATCGCCATTTTTCTTCTTTTCGGCGAAGAAGTTGCCATCAAGGCAGAGGCAGAGGGCAGCCATGCCCCAGAAATCGCATGCACTGTCGTCCAGGTTCGGCAAATCGTGCAGCAGTTCGTACAGCGGATTCTCGCGGTCGACGTCAACGCCATCGCCCTTGTAGACATTGCAGGGCAGCGTTTTCACGGCATTCGAAATCAGGTTCACACACGCCCAAACAGCGTCTAGCTGCATGGCGTGCTCATAAGTGACCGTCTCGCCGCTTGTCGTCGACATTCCAAAGAATGCGCGCCATGGGCCAGAAAGAAGCCCGAAAGGCTTCCCGACCCAAGTCAAAAGGCCCATGGGCACTCCTACCAGGTTATGGTGATCATGTTGTTGACGAAGTCGTCGATGTTAGCCGGCTCGATCGGTGTATCCATCGCCACACCGACAGCCATTGCCAGAGCGACAGCAGCGTCGATGCGCACTGATGCCTTCGTTTTCACGAACCACCGGTTGTCTTGCGGGTCATGATCGAAGGTGGCGCCCATCAGGGCGGTCATAAGCACCGGATTGCGCCGCATACGAATGCGGCCATCGATAATCATGTCTTCGAGTGCCAGAACTGAGCCAGGCATCCACAACCCTTGCGGCGGTGGTAGGTTTGCGGCCTTCGCCGCTTCTACCTTTGCAGGCTCAGGCCGAGCCCGAACTTTGCCGCCCTGTGGGTGTGCGACATGTTCAATGTCCAACCCGAGTGCTTCGACTTCCTCGCGGAACTTGTCGTAGGCGTAGCGGTCGTACGCGATGGCTTGAATGTCAAAGGCTTGATCGAGTTGCTGCACCCGCGAAGCCACGAAGTCGTATCGAATTCGTTTACCGGGCGGCGCATTCAACCAGCCCTGTTTCACCCAGAGCGCATATGGTGCCTTGTCAGCCAGTTCTCGCGCTTCGAGCGTATCGGCTGGCGTCCAAGCCTCAACCCACGCATCAAACGTCGGCAGATTGACGGTAGATCCGTCCTCGCGGTCCATTTCCTTGAAGCCAGTAGGCACAACGCATGCAAGAACAGTCATGTCCTTGCTACCGGATAGGTCGACGCCCATGAAAACCGGCTTGTCAGCGTGCTCGACCTCGGGGTCGAAATCGTCCATTACGCTTTCGACGGTCTCGCGCGGCATCCATGCTTTGTCGGCATCGGTCCAGCAGCAGAAATGCAGCCGAAGAATGCCGTTCAGCTTGCCCGGCATTTGCTTCGCTTGTGCGACAACACCGGCCAGATATTCCTGCGTCAGGATAACGCCGAGAAGCGGGTTAGCCTTCTTCCAGCAGGTTTCGTCCTTGAGCGGGTCATCGCCCTTGTCCAAAGCGCAAACGTACGAGAATGTCGTGTCGTCGATCACCTCACCGACATAGGTAAAATCCTCGTCTGGCGTTTGGGTACCAGCAGCTACCTTTACGGCATGCTCGTGCTCTTCCCAGCAAATGCTGTTTCGGTCGCTGCCTGAGTTCGTAATCATCAGCAGCAGAGGCTGACGGCGAAACTTGAAGCCTCGCTCCAGCATTTCCATCGTCGAGCGGTCAGGATGTTCGTGCACCTCGTCACAAAGCGCGAAGTGCGGTCGCGGGCCAGAGCCAGACTTGCCGGAATCCTTCGAGATCGGACGAAAGAACGATTGCGACTTGTGATGCGCAATATTGAACTCGCGCCCGATACCGCCGCTGAACTTCAGCCGTTCGACCAGCGCGGGAGCGGCGCGCACCATTTTGACGGCGTCCTGAAACAGGATGCCAGCCTGTTCTTTCTTGGCAGCAGCGGCGTAGATCTGGGCGCCAGCTTCCTTATCAGCGATCAGCCCGTACAGACCGACGCCGCCAGCAAAGGGCGATTTGCCGTTACCCTTGCCTTCCTCGATGTAAGCGCGACGAAAGCGTCGCGAACCGTCGGCCCGTTTCCAGCCGAACAGCGAACCGAGCTTGAAAGCCTGTGAGGCATGCAGCTTGAATGGCTTGCCTTCGAACTGGCCTTCCGAGAGCTTTAGCCGACCTTCGAAGAACCGAAACACGCGGTCGGCTGCGTCGTCGTCCCAATATAGCTCGCGCTCGTGACCATATTCGAGATCGTCGAAATGGCGGCGACAGGCATTGCGAACGTGAGGGCCGGCAACTTCTCTGCCATCAATGACAGCTTGCGCATAAGCGCTCACACGCTCAAGCGCAGGCATATCAGTCAAGCAGATCATCCTTTTCCTCGCCATCGTCAGGCGTTGCCACCTTGGAGGCATCAGCAGGCGTCGCGCCCATCTGGCCAAGCATCTGACGAAGCAGGTTCATCGCCTGCACGCCAACTTCCTGCCCGGCCATGATGCGGCCCTGAATGGTAGCGGCCATACCGACCAGAGTACGGTGCGATTCATTCAGCCACGGCAGCTCTTTCGCGAACAGCTTCCAGGCAGACTTCGCCTTGATGTCGGCGCTGTCCTTCAACCAGACGGGAGGAGCGCCAAGCGGGCCATTTGCGGCGGGGTCTGCGCGGTTTTTGAATCGCTGTGGATCTTTCTTGTCTCGCCCCTCGACTTTGGCCTTGCCGAGGGGATTTCTCGGCTTAGCCATGGAATGAAATCCTTATGGGTCATATTTTCAATTGCGGATGCGTGCGCTGTCGGACCTCGCCGGTCCGGGAGAAGGGGAAGTCTAGACTTTTTGCCATAGCCCTACCCCACAAGGCGCATCTGCCCCAACGGGACATCGCCCTTTAGACCGTTGCACTTCCGGCATGCGCACTGCGTATTAATGTAGCTGTGCTCCCCACCCTTAGAGATGGGCAGGATGTGATCCAACTCTGGCGCCATGTCGTCGTATGTTCCGCGTAGCTTTCTTGGTGTCTTCACGCCGCACAATTGGCAACGCCATCCGTCGCGCTCAAACACTTCAATAGGGTTTACGTTTTCAACGACAGCGCCACGGCGCTTAAGCTTTGCGGACTTCTTTCTGGCCCTATAATCATCGGTCATCTTCATGCATGATGGAGAGCAGAACCGTCTCCTCCTGTCGCCGTATGCAGGTTCGAATACATTCCCGCATCCAGCACACGGTCTTGGCGATCTATCCCGCCCATTGTCATTGGCAGCCATATACCGCGATCTGCGGTGCGCTGACTGGCAACTGTCGGAACAATATCTTTCTACTAGCGCCTTGCCCTCGAAGCGAGAGCCGCAAGCAATACAAAGACATCTCGCGACAGAGTGGGACGCCGCGAACGTTCGCGCCTCATCAAGTAACGCGGGCGATACACGATGCTCTGGCATCAAATTAGACTTTGCTGCAAATCCACATTCTCGCGAACAGAAGCGCGCTGCGTTATTCTTGTCTTTTCTTCGCCTGAATGTCTCACCGCAATACTCGCATACGTGTTCAGGAGCTCCATCATTGTGATGCTTGCCAGCATCTTTGTCGCGAATTCGCTTGGCCTTTGATGAACAGGCCTTTCCACAATATCGCTTCGATGCTGGGCCAACCAACAGAATGCCGCACTGCTCGCACACGCGTCGATTTTCATTCGCGGGAACTCGCCAGTCTAAAGAATTCATAATTCCCAAGGTCTCGACTCCTTGCCGACCTCATATGAAAGAGGCGGGGAGCCGAAGCTCACCCGCCTGAACCATGCAAGAGGTCGAGAATTGCATGGTTATGCTATTGGCCATCCATCCGGTCCAAACCGAACGACATCCTGTCCTAGCTCTTCACGCTGCTTGATACGGTCATGGCATGGTGCGCACAGGCTTTGGAGATTGTCGGGATCAAAGAACAGAGCCTCATCGCCTTTATGTGGCCGGACATGGTCACACACCGTCGCTGGTGTTACATCCTCTTGCTGTAAGCAGTAGGCACACAGGGGATGCGCAGTCAGTTGCCGCTCACGCAAGCGTTGCCAGCGTGCTGTCTTGTAGAGCTTGCGGTAAGCGGCAGCTTCCGTGCTGCGCTGATCGCGTCTGGCCATGCTTACCTTCGCACAGCTGATTAAGAGTCAGCTGCTCTTTACTTGGTTGCTGGCATCGGGATCGAACCGATCATATCCGGCTTATGAGACCGGCGAGCACATCAGCGCTCTCGCCCGCTGAAATACAATGGAACAATTCATTGCTCTTCGCCGTTTCGGTGTGGCAATTCAAAAGGAGATTGAAATGGCTCAGACCACCGAAGGCATGCTTTCCGAACAGATCGACGCACTGCGCAAGGAAATCAGCAGCCTATCGTCCAGACTGTCAGATCATCTCGGTAATCTATCCGGCGCCACTGATGACGCTCTTGCATCCACAAAAGACGCTGTGAATGTGCTGGCCGAAGGTGCACGTGAGCATGGCCAACGCGCTGTGCAGTACGCACGAGAAAACCCCGGCACAACATCCGCATGGGCATCCGTAGGTCTGGTGGCCTTGGTTGCATGCATGCTCATGAAGGGCCGAGGTAGTCGTTACCGGTAAAACACAATCGGCGGGGAGGCACTGGCTTTATAGCTGCCGACCTCAACCCGCCGAACCAGCAGCCGGAGGAGAGACGGCGCTGGAATAGTGACCCCACCGGCGATGCCGACAGGGGCGGCTCTTGTAACCGCACTGAAATGAGAAAGGCCGCACATGGCGGCCTTGATGTAGTCTTCCCCTCATTGGGGAGTTGAAGGGGATCGGGGTGCACTATGCAGGCTGCGCGATATTCCAAACGTTTCGATACGCCAGTGGATGAAGATCCAGATCGTCCATAGCGCCCTGCACCGCAGCGAGCCCGCGAAAAACAAGAGACCTTCCCGCGGCGGTTGCTTGCTTGTGCTTGAAGCCATCCTTCTCGCCTATTTCAGCCAGCGTCTGTCCGCCCAGAACCGCGTCCTCAAATGGTTCGAGGAGCGGCCCAAGCCTTGACCGCAGATAGACAAGTATCGGTCTTGTATCAATTTTCTCCAGCAGGAGATCGTCGGTGAATTTCAAACTCAGGCTCGGCGTCTTACCGGTCTTGGGTATTGGAACCGTGCCATCGTCGTTCTCGAAGTAGGCATCAACTTTGACATTCACCTTGCGCATGGCAGGAAGGGCATAAGCTCCCTTGCTTCTGCGAAGCTTGCCGGAATATTCGATTTCTCCACCTTTCACTCCGCCTTCCCAGTTTCGCGCCGCGGCAGCCTCAACATCTTCAGTGCCTTTCAAGCGTTTGCTTTCTTGAGCAGCGTGCAGGCCAGCATCATACCCATAGTCCTGACCTTTAAGGGGCTCCGCTTCGGCGATCGCGACCAGCCGACGATATTGCATAACCAGTTCGATATAGCCGTGCAGCTTGTCTCGGCGCAAAATCGCCAGCAGTGGGAAATCCTCGTTATCATTCGCAGGAACGGCAGGGTCTCCGATAGACTGGCGCTGTTTGATGCGTCGCAATTGCGTGGCCATTGCCTTGGCTTCCTGCTTGGCCCGTGCTGCTCGGTCCAGATAGATCACATTTCCCATCAAGCTGCCTCCTCATTCAGAAGATCCGACAGGTACACACCGTCGACTGCATAGAACTCGAATTCTTCCCGGCGCTTAGTTGCCGCCGTCTGCCAGCCTCTAAGTTCCAAGTCTCGTGCATATGGAGATGATGAATGCTGGTCTTCATCGATCGGGCAGTTGTCATTCGCGGCGAAATATTTGTCTTTCAGTTTCTGCTTCATGCTGCTTTCCCCTTCTCTTCTGCAAGCCACCCCAGAACCGCCGTAACGGCCTTCTCAGCGGCTTCTGTCGTTGTGGTGGCCCGAATGACCAGAACCGTGTAGCCAAGCCGCTGTAGGGCAGCGTGGCGGTCTTTCTGGGCTGGTGACAGTCTTCCTTGCCCGACCTTGTTCTCGATCAGCAGCAGCCGACCGTATTCGCCGTAGATGCGGAGATCAGGTTCACCGCTGGTCATTCCCGTTGCGATCGCCTGAGCCTGAGCTCTTGGCCCACGCTTGCTGGCATTCATGTCGCCGGCCAACAGAAATTGCCACTGGTACTGCGGCAGTCGGCGGAGTGCGGAAACCTGTGCCGCCTGTAATTCCCATTCGAGCGGCAAGGCTGGTTTTGTCGTTACCTTTCCGGCCTTCGTGGTGATCTTGACGCGGGCGCCGTTGATGCGGACGGTTTGGGTTTTGGTGACGGTTGTCGTCGTAGACGAAGGCGCGCGTGTGCGGCTGCGTGCCATGTGAGCTCCTCGTGTTGATTGCGGTATGCCGTTGGTAGCGGCAAGAGGAGTGTGGGATGTCACAATAAATGTGGTGTTAATGGACAAGCAGAAAACGAGACGTTACCCTGCCATGGGGCAAGGCGCTTTGCGGTCCTCCAGTTACACCATTCACCGGGGGCGTCTTGTTGCCATCCTCAAATCAGGTTGTATTTTGGAAAATCCTAAAAACAGGAAAAGTGCGCACTTCTCAAATCTCGAGAACTGCGCGCCGCGCGCTTTGTGCGTAAGTTTCTATATAAGAACTCTTACGCACCAAAAGCAGCGTGCATTTGCGAACTTCTTTTAGGGTTTTTCGAGAAGTGCGCAAAAAGAAGTGCGCAAACTTCTAGTTGTATTTTGATTGTGACGCGGGTTGCATTTTAAGCGACTTGGCGAGCGGAAGAGGTGTTGTCGTTTTGGGCCTCCAGTGCCTTCTCGAACCAAAATACCGGCTTAGGAACCGTCTCGTACGGTTCGAAACCTTGCGACCTTAACCACGCCACTTGACGGGCATTGAATGATGGTAAGCGATAATCGCGGCACGCGACTAGCATGTGCTTGTAGTCGCGCCAATCTTCGAGTGACTTGGCGCCCTTCTCGCGATTGCAGGGCTTGCACGATGGCACAAGGTTCTTAAGGGCGTGTGTGCCGCCGCGTGATTGAGGAACCAGGTGCTCAACATCAAAAATATCGTCAAGCATTTCCCCGCAATAGTAGCACTTACCGTTCGCCTTAGCCTTTACCGTTGGCGCTATCAGGGGCCTGATCGACGCCCAGCTTAATCCGTTTGTAATCATCAATTCTCCAATTTTGAGGGAAACGATTGGTTAAAAGGCCCGCCCCATTACCGTCATTCTACCGTACTCCGAGTGGAATCCCGTTAATGGTGGCAAACAAATCTTGGCTCGCGAACGACCGTTCATCTACTGGCAAAAAAACCGCTCTTGTTTCGGTTGGCGACTCACAGTTTAAATCAGGTTTTGTACGTGGGGGGACTGGTATGCATTTTGCCAAAGGGTCGGCTACACCCTACAATTTTGGTCCACTTAATCTCCGCTGCCCAGCTTGTTCACACATCGGAGCATTTGGAGCGTTGGAACAAATCGTGGACGCATCGTGGCAGAATGCTATCCGCGACTCTCAAGGGAGAAGCGTTCCAGTGCGCCTTAGAGCCGGTATGCGCAGATGCCCCAATACAGAGTGCAAGGCGCTAATTTTCTTTGTGGATCAGAATGACTTACGAACCACATACCCACCGGAAGTCATTGACTTCGACAGTTCCAACCTGCCACCACGGATTCTTTCATCGATAGAAGAAGCCATAAAAGCTCACGCGGCAGGTTGTTATCGAGCCTCCGCACTAATGGTACGCAGAGTACTTGAAGAACTGTGCGATGATAAACAAGCGGAGGGAAAGAATTTAATGCTTCGTCTGCAAGCGCTAAGTTCTACCGTCATTTTACCGAAGGAATTGCTCGAAGCTGCTGACGAATTGCGTCTACTGGGCAATGATGCCGCTCATATAGAAGCGAAAACTTACGATAATATTGGCGCTCAAGAATGTGAGATCGCTATCGAGCTTACAAAGGAACTTCTTAAGGCAGTCTACCAATATACAAGTTTGGTATCGAAGTTAAAGTCATTCAAGAAGACAGATAATCAGGTTGCTTGAAGTTAAAGTTCGCGCTACTGTGTTATTACGGAGGGGAAATGATAGAGTATCCATACAGAAACGTCATAATATATGTCGATGATAATGATGAGAATTACGAAACATTAGTCATCGACGCCAAGAGTAAAGAAGACGTCGGACGATTTATCTTTCGGTATGACGACGATGACAACTTTCTTCTAATTACTAATATGAATATCGGCGAGAACTATCGGCGTCAGGGTATAGGACGACAAATAATTTACAATGTTGCGAACCAAAGTGGACTAGCTATTTGCGCACGCAGACATGATGGCTTGGTACGAGAAGATGGGTCTCACCTTACTGAGAACGGCCCAGCTTTCGTAGAGGCACTAGTAGGGGAGAAACTGCTGCGATACCTCGATTAAACAAGTACACGCCCTTCCAATCACCGCGTGTCAGCAAACGCCCAATTAACTTGCTGTGGGCTTGGTTCGAACTCAGCATCCTACAAAGGTTGACGAAAAATGTATGACGATTGGATTGCCCAACTAGAAGAGCAGATCGCCGAGTTCACCAAACACGCGGAAGACTTTGAGAGCGGTCGGTCCTTTCTCGAAGTCCGAGCAAAAGATGGTAATAGAATCGATGTTTCGGCCGGAACAGCCACGGTATACCGACGGAAAATTGCGGACCATAGAGCATTGATAGAGCGTCTGAAGGCAAAAGTATAGCGGACTAATAACCGCGTTAATATCTGCCCATTCGTTTAACTTGTACAAAAAGCGGAGCCTGAGCCCCGCTTTCCTTTTACTTTCCCTACACCGCCCTCACAAACGACGTCGTCTTCCGCTGCACGGGATCGCGCTCCTCGACTTTTGCCAGGAAGCCTTCCTTGAACAGCGCCTTGGTAATGAGGCTGGCGCGCTTCTTCTGCACCTCGTCGTCGATATCCAGCCCAAGCGCATAAGCCACGGCGTGCCCAACCCAATCCTTGGCCTGCGGCGCCTGCTTATACATGCCGCCGTTCACGGCGCCACGGATTGCGTCTATCTGCTCATCCGTCAGCCCTTCGGCCACTTCTTCGCTGGATGGCCAATGCCATTCGGTCACGACCGGCGCATGGTCTTGCGGCTGGGTTAGCCCTCGCCCATTACCCAAAGCGACGCTTTCGATATGCCGCCAGTCCAACCGGTGTGACAGCGGTGTGAGGTTCGACTTGCCGTATGTGATCGAGAAATAGCCGAAACGATCCATGCCGGGAATGCCTGCCTCGTTAGCTTGCGCTTCCGACATGCGGTTCAGGACGCGCACGGAACGAGCGGCACCGATGAGCGCCACAGCACCGCGTGCATCTTCGACGGTAGCTTCGCGATCACTGACCTTGCGCAGGTGGTGCACGATGTCGATGGAGCAATTGGTGTAATCTGCGATCTGCGCCCATAGCTTCGCGACCTTATCGATTGCGCCGTTGTCGTTTTCGTTGACCTGATGCGTCGACACAAATGGATCTACGATCATCACGTCAATGCCATTGGCAAGGATGGTTTCAACGACAGCCTCAACGATCGGCTCCTGGATTTTGACGCCCTTCTTGTCGTCTATAGCCACGACAAGCTCCTGCTCGCGGCCGCTGTCGAGGAACAGATGACCGTCGATGTCTTCGGGCTTGAGATTGAAGTGAATGCACGCCGCCATTATGCGTCGCTCAAGCTCGTCGCGCGGATCTTCGACGTTGAACAGCCAGACCTTAAGGCGGCGGGGCGGCTTGACGCCGTTCAGCGCCTTGCCCGACGCCATGGCCAGCGCCTCCACAATGCTGTTTGCGGTTTTGCCAAGGCCGCCCGGCGCGACCGTAACCGAGACATACTTGCGGATGAAATGGCGACCGAAGGCAAACTCGCGGCGAGGCAGCGTCGACGGGTCTTTCCACTCGAATGGCGTAGCTGCGAGGATAGGTTGGTCGGTGGGGGCTTCCTCGACCTCCTCGACAGGCGATGCGTCAGGTTCCTCGTTGTGTGCTTCGGGTTCACGCTGCACATCCACCTTGGCCCTCGCGTTTTCAGCCATGCGCGTAAAGTCAGCTAACTTGGTGTTATCGTTGACAGCCTCTGGTACCTGACGCGGATGCATCTTTCCCGCCTTCAGGCCGTTGTCGATCGTTTTGCAGCAACGCGGGAAGTCCCTGCCCCAGCCGCGCGCTACGTCTCGCAGCAATGCCCGCGCTTCGGATTCCGACAAGGCGCCAGCACCGACGAACGTGCCCAGCCGAAACGCAGCGTCGTTCAGACGATTGTTGCGGTTACCCATCGGTTCCATTGCGAGGTCGTCGAGCTCGGACTGCACCGCGCGCTCGACATACCGATCGTTAATCGTGCCGGATACCGACGGCGCCTGGTACATCGTTGTGCTGTCGTATGATCGCGGCAGGACAAGCTCCAAAAGCCAGTCTGGGGCGTCGACTGGTTCCACATCGACCAGCCAGCGATAAGGCTGGCCAACAGCCGGCACGCTGCCGGCCGCGATGACATAGCCGCCGTCGCCGCGAACATCGATGCCCGCGCCCAATGCTCCACGATTCCGGACGCCAGTCTTATGCTTGAAAAAGTAATGTCGGCCGCCGCTCGTCGTTTCAGCAGTAAGCGTGGGTGGCAAGGTGCCATGCTCGGCTTCCAACGCGGCAAGCGTATCCGGCCCGCCGTGCTTTGGGTCGATGTCCAGCACCCACGCGCCAATAGGCGCACCGGTCGGTACGCCGATCATCGCGCCGGGATTGCGACGCCAAAGTTCACGCACAATTCGCTCATTCAGCGTTGCCCCGCGGAACCCGTTTGAGGTCAACGGAGTTTTGGTGGCGAGGATTTCGATAAGACCATCATCGTCGACGAATTCCTCGTCAGCGGCGCGGCATGGAAATACAGGCCAGTTGCGCGCCGTATAGGACAGCGCAATGTCAAGCATGGGGTCTCGGCTCGTCATTTCGGGTGAAAACTGAATCTCGGATAAAGACATGAGCATGCCTCCTGACGTAAATTGGCTGCGTGAGAACAGGCGGGGGGGGTAATTTGATGCGAAAGATTATTGATTGGGCGCTCCCGTTCGTTGCCGCATTGGGCCTAGTAGGAATGGCGCTGGCAAACCCTGATCCGCTTGCGCGAGAAGCGCTGTGCAGCCGACTGGGAGTTTGTTTCTATTCAAAGCATCCTGAGTTTTGGAACGGACTATTCTATGATCTTGGACTCGGGGCGGTCGTTAGTATCGTCTTTTATTGGCTTTTGGTGAAGTTACCTGATTACTCAAAGAGACGGAGAATTAGAAGGTATTTGACATCCAGCTATAAGGCAGTCCGCAGAGACATGACTTTCAATTTTCTTTCTGCTTTCAATAATGCAGCAGTATCATATGAATTAATCTACGAAATAATTACGCAGAATAAATTCAAAGAGTACTTTAACGAGCCAAGCGAAAGAGTTGATGGGGATAGATGGGACGACGTGGCAAATAATATTAGTCGCGTTGAGATACAAGAAATAGCTCATTGTTTGAACGTACTAAAATCTGATATCGAGTATTTGCTCAACTCGGTTGAACACTTCGATAATGAGACTTTTGACATTCTTCAGAATACCAGTAAGGCGATTAGCGTAACGGACTTTCAATCCGAAGATCACGACAACCGAAAAAGGCTCCTTGGGTTTCTGTGGCAGATCATGGCCGGATGGAATCCTATCACCGGTTACGTTGATAAAGACCCCATCCAGTCCGCTATAGATCGCGTTTAGCCGCCAACTAAAACGGCGCCTCCTTCAAAGCCGCGCGCATCCCTCGCCCGCAGCCTTCCCAAGCGGCTTTGACGAGCATGCGTGCTTCCAGCTCGTCCATTTCCTTAAGGTCGGTCTTTCCCAACTCTTGAAGGTACTCCCCGACCGCCTCAACGCCCGTATCAAGGGCACGCAGTTCGTAAGGATCCAATCGACGCCGGCGCCGGATATGCTCGGCAATGTCGGCGCATTCCTTGCACAGCCAGCGGATTGGCTCACGGTCAGCCTGCACGCCGAGACCGACGGCGTGGCGGGCGCAGACGTGGCAGATGTCTTCATCAACCTTCATACGGCCCTCTCCGCATTTATTTTAACTTCTGGTTGAGAAAGCGTGTTATGGTGAACAACTTCAAGCGAACCTCTCCAATACGGACGCTTGGAGTTCTTTCCCGCTAGTTGAGTGCATGCGCGGGGAGAAATCTGAGCCGGGGCGCTTTCGGGATGACGGTGCCCCCGGTTTTTTTGACGAAAACGGTCGCGAGTGGTCATGCGGCCACCCTCCCCAATAGATCCTGATTATCGTTCGCCGCCATCGGCATGGTCGATACATACTTGCCCGCCTCGTTGCCCCACGATGACCAGCCCGGCCACGCTTGGCGGGCGAACAGTTCAAGATACGGGCCGTCAACAAGCCGCTCGATGCGATCGTACTGTTCGTCAGGCTTGCGGCTATGCTCACGGCGGGGTGCTTTGATCAACGAGCGCACGCCTTTGTTCTGACGTCGCGGTTTCCCCCGCTTGAACAGATGGCAGATTTCAACTTCCTGCCGGGTCCAATAGCCCATGCCCATCCGGCCCTTGTCCCAGACAAAAGCCACGCTGACAGGACGGAATCCCCACGATGCAGCAACATCGAAGGCTTCACGCTGCAGGTGTGAAACGGTCCACATGAACAGCAAACAGTCGCGGGCGCATACCTGTTCGACAGATAGCGCCTTGATATCGTCGAGCGACATCACGCCATAAGGCTGGCGACCTCTAGCCGGCGCGACGTTCTTCTTGTTGTAGGTTCTGAATGCCCATGGCGGGTCAGCAAGGACGCAGCCGAAAGGCCCGCTCGGTAGCGGCTCATTCATCCTCATCTCCTCGTGTTTCGTGGTGGTAACCCGCCAGTTGGTGGCTGGCGGGGTGGTTGTTATAATTGACTAGCGATTCTTCTTTGGCGTGGGGCCTTTATGGAAAAGTGGAAATCTTGGGCGATAGGCATTGGTTCTAGTTGGGTGTTGCTGGCCTTTATTGCGTGGCAAACCGAAAGTGATTGCGGCTTTTTTTTCAGCCAAGCTTGCCTCTCAGAATCTCTTTCAGGCGTCCGGTGGATCCTCCTCTTGAAATGGATAAGCCCATATCAAACGCTAATTGCGGGATTAGCCGCCGTTGCGGGTGGAGGGTTTGTGCTATGGTCTCAAGTAATCCAGATAAGAGAAAACAGAACGATTGCCGCCAAAAAGAGAATAGATGATTTTAAGTCTGCTCTTGCCATTACGCGGGCGGAAATCATTCATATTTCTGATCATCTGTATAAAGAATCACTTCACATGGAGAACGCTAATCTTGATCACACAAGAAGTAATCTGCAGACGATTGCCTCGTTCGATCCTCGCCTTCTGCATATAACAATGAGCGTTCTGAATCGCTTGGAGACGGCACTCCAAGAAAAGGCAAAAGGCGGCGCATCTAGTTTCACCTCTGTGAGGTTCGCATGGTTTTCTAGCGTCGGTTTATGTTTCGCAGAATTGCTTCGTCAGGTTCAATCTCGCCTTGACAATGGGGTTCCATTGCAAGTTGAACATGGCTCCTTCGACGGTACAGAAGTATACGAGTTCCTTTTGAACCGTCTTCAGGGTCCAGACATATTGTTCGAACTAGGCCCCTATTTCGTCTGGCCTGACGGAAAAGATCACCTCGCTACCCGCTCATCCCAAACCCTGAACCCCGGCACCTGACGCATCCCGGCGCGCACGGTTTCTTCGGCCATCGACTGCACGAGTTCCTTGAAGCGCTCTGGTGCTCGGCCATATGCCCAATCCAGAGCTTTGCCTTCATCTTCCAGCTTGCAGTGCCAGATGGTGCGCAAACCCGTGCCCATGGTCGCTGATCGATCTTCGCGTTTGGCCCATCGGTCGGCTTTCTTGGCCTCAGCAAGCAGTTCTTCCGCTTTCTCGCGCTCTTCGAGATTGCCTGCGCTGGCTCGCATGGCCTTTTGTGCTTCATGCGCAATGCGGTCAGCCTCTTCACGAGCTGCCCGCGCTGCAGCTTCTTTCTCGGCGACAAGCTTGTTGCGCCACGGCGTCAACAAGCCCTGCAACGCCTCCTTTCCGAGGACGACCTTGCCTTTGACCGACTTCGTATTACCGATCAGCTTGTTGTACCGGTCCTGTATCTCAGCCTTCGCATCGTCATGTGGCTTCGCTTCGTCTTTGCGGGCCTCGTCGGCACGCTTTCCGGCGTCATGCAACTTATCGTGCAGTTCGGTGATCGCGTCGGCAATTGCCTGGCTGTCGATCGCTTCACCGTCTGCGAAATTCTTTGCCTCATCGAACAGGTCTTCGATTTCCTGCTTTACAGTCTCGTAAGCAGTAAGCGGCGGTCTATTGTGACCAATAGGCGCCGCGTTATACGGGTCGTAATTGTCCGTCATTGTTGCTCCTCGTGTTTTGGTGGTTGGTTTTGGTAAGTTAACACGCCGCACGCCGCATCCCGTTAATGGATTGGTTTATTTTGATAAAACGTAATCCTACTGTTTTAGTGTAATTAATACTTGGCTTTAACTGTTGCATACGGCGTTTGTTTATGTATATTCGCCCAACTCTTGGGAGGGAGTTAGACCGCCCAGGCGCACTCCGTCCGCTGCCGGGCGGTTTTTTGTTTTCCCTGCATATCAGCTATGCAATTTCTACCCTTGCAACGCGCGGGAGGTGGACCTATCTACACCTCGTTCAGTTTCACTCCTCCTCCCAGAAACTGGACCTTAAGCGCGGCAACTCCTCCTCCCAGTCGCGCTTTTCAGATCGGCCCGCTTCGCTCCTCCTCCCAATCGCGAAGCGGGCTTTTCTATTTGTTGCGGTTGCAATGACAAATGTTGGCAACCGTCACATTCTGTTATTTCGTCAATCTCTAATGTAACCCTATCTTGACGACGCACTCCTCCGGATTGCACTCGCATCGCGCGTCCCCAAGCCCCCCCCGCCCAAGCGCGCGATGCGGAACTTCCTAAAACGGAATATCGTCGTCCAATATTTCAGCCAGCCCGGCTGAAACTAGGGCGTAGTTCGGCGTCGGCACGTTGTCGTTGCTAGCTTCCGGCACATTGTCATTTGCAGCACCTGGCATGGCGTCGACCACTTCCCAGTATTTGCCGTTCGGCTTCACAACGATCTCACCCGTAGGCAGCAGTTCGTTTTGGCGTTCCATGAATTCCAGCACCGTTTTTGGGAACGGTGCCTGACCGCCGTGCTTTCGCCACCACCTGTCTGACTTCGATTTAAAGAAGCCTGTATGAGCCGGGCCCAGCCATTCATTGATGGGCGACATGCCAACCCAGTAAGACACCTTCACGCTGTCCTGCTTGCCGCCCTTGCCTTCGTGGTACGCGAATGTGCGGCGGGTGACTTCCCTCGTCTCAGGTGCTGCAACACTTACGATAGGCGCATCCGTTGCATGCGTTTGAAGCTTCGGCGTTTCGTCAAACTCGAACTCGTGACCGCAGCACCAGCAAATGCGCAAGGAGGCGTGCAATTGCTCGTTACAGGTCGGGCAAACTTTAATTGGCGCCTCGCCATCCCCTTTCGCCGGTTTGCGCGGTTCGATCATATCGACGGGGCCGTGCTCTGCGACGTTGCCAGCGAAATCCATGTAACGACAATTTGGCTTTAGGTAACCCGCAATAGCTGCCCGACGTTCTTCCGGCCCAACCGCCTCTGGGTCAAAGCGCGGCGGGTATAGCACGCGAGTTCCACGTCCGACGCGCTGCACATATCGGCTCGCAGACTTCGTGCGCGCCATATCCACAATGAGGTCAATGCGCGGCACGTTCGTTCCCGTAGACATGACATTGTCGTTGCTGATCGACCAGATTTCGCCGACCTTACATGCCTCAATAATCTTTCGCCGCTCATTCTTTGGGGTGGCGCCATGTAGAACTTCGCAGGACTTCCCCATCGAGCGCACCATGTCGCGCACGTTCGTGGCGTGCTTAACGCCGGCGCAGAAGAATAGTGCAGTCCTGCGCTGCCCTTCTGTGTCGAAAACCTCTTCAAGAATGCGGCCGTTCAATTCGTCGCGGTCTACGGCTTCTTGCAGTGCGCCTTTAGCAAGATCATTCCCGCGCATCGGGACATGCGAAGTATCTTGCTTGGTTTCTGTCGGCTTTGACGTGACCGGCGAAAGATATCCGTCGTCAATGCCCTGCCGTATGCCATATGTATAGACGACCTTATCGAGCAGTCGGTCGTCGCCCTCATCCAGGCGCCCGCTATCGAGGCGATAAGGCGTGGCGGACAAACCCACGATCTTCATATCTGGATTGATCGCCAGCAACGCGTCGATCAATTGCCGGTACATCGTGTTGGCGTCATTCGGCACCAAATGAACCTCATCAATCGCCAGCACGTCTACATGGCCGATCTGCGCCGCCTTGTTATAAACCGTCTGTAATTGCGCAAACAAAATTTGCGCCCGCGCTTCACGGCGGCCAAGGGCAGATGCATAAATACCAGTCGGAGCGAACGGCGCGATACCGATCAGCTCGAGAAAGTTCCCCTCGACCAGTTCCACGACATGAGTGCAGCAGCACAGTCGCATGTCGGGCCAGCCGGTAATCAACTCGTGGAATAGCGTGGCGAGAGTCATCGACTTGCCCGTACCGGTCGCCATGTCCAGCAGAGGATGTCCCGCCTCAGCTTTCCAATAATCGAAAACGGCGTCCACCGCCTCGCGCTGATAGTATCGCAATGCCATCATGCTACCTGTTTGTTGTTCGGCTTGTTGTCGTTGGCGCCATCAGTCCACCGAGTGCCGTCTCGCAACTCGTAGGTGATCGTTTCGGCTTCTTCGTCACAATCCACTTGCGTGCCCGGCACAAGCGCCGGGAGCGTCAAATGGGCGGGACATCCCTCGCTTTGCTCGGCCAGCGACAGTGGCTTGTTGAACCTTCCGCAAGACCATACACTGCCCGGCTCTGGGCTGCTGAATATGCACGTCCGGCAGTTGGTGCGCGGCCATGCGCCATCGTGGCAAATCGCGTGGTGCTTGCACCACTTGCACGAGAAAAACTCCGGGTTATCGCTGATGCGCGGTGGCAGGACGTTCGCATGGATGATGCGCTCGGCCTTCGCCAGTAGCCGTAGGCAGTATTCGACGTCGTAATGGACGCGCTCGGTGTAAAGCTCGTCGTTGTCCTTGCAGACGGCGAGATATATCGCCCTGTCACGCCCACGCGCATGCATGTAGATTTGCATCTGCCCAAAATGCAGCGGCTTACTTTTCTGGACGCCTTCCTTTTTCAACGCCGTGAAGCTTTTCAGGTTATGTGACTTTATTTCACCGACGTGCCACTTGGTGGGGGCTTCGGGCAGACCAAGAATTTCGCTATCGAGATAGCCGCCAACATGCCCGTCGCACAGGTCAACGCGGATCTGCCGACCATCTGGGCCATAATCAACGACTTCGCATCCGATCATCCGAAGGTTCTCAATCCAGCGTGTTTCTTCAAGGTTACCTGTTTCGAAGATGCGTAGCGTTCGGCCGGGTATTTCTTCGTGCGGTGTGGTCCATCTGTAATCGAAGAACAGCTTGCGGCTGCATTCTTCCGCCACCTGAGAGGCGGGAATGGTCTTCCCGTCTCTCTGTTCATTGGCGGCCTCGTAAGCCGCGTAGATGGCCGACACCGTGGATGAGGTAGGGCGTGGGATGGGTGCCATTAGGATTCCCCGCCTTCTAGCAACAGAAACTCCTTCTGCGGATCAAACCATTCGTCTTTGATGATATTGCCTATCTGGGTCACACCAGAATGACTCGCGATCACACGGCAGGCTTTACCCTTAAGGTCTGACCACTTTTCTACGCCGACAACATCCATAACGCGTCGGATAAATACGCCACCGTAATTGCCCGCGCCGGGATAATGCGGTGATGTCGGATGCTGGCAAAGAACATATCCGCCAAAACCTTGACCGGCGCCGCCGTAATTCAGGTGAACCCATGCGCTCAGCACGCCATGATCGGCAGTGGAAAGGATGGCATCAGTAATGATTGCGTTCTTGGTTTCAGCCATTAGGAAATCACCTCCAACTCGCGCAACAGGCATTTGACGAACGGCATCAGGCTGGACGCCTCGTGGATTTCGACTTCGTATTCGCCATCTTCTGAAAACGCGATTTCGGTCACGCCTTCATGGCGCAGCGCATACTCAATGGCGTTGAAGATTACGGTTTCGGGGATTGTCGCTGCCATTCCTACACCCGTAGAGGCATCAGCACGCCAGTCCATTCGCCCTCGCCTTTGACGACTGCAGGTGAGCCTGCATCGCCGAGTGCAAAACGCACACTCGGCCCATCCAGAGCGCCAAGCATGTCGTTGACGTACCGGGCGTTAAAGCCGATTTCCAAAGGCTCGCCTTCGAACTCAATCGAAACCTCATCGCTAGCCTTGTCAGCCAGCATCAGACGAAGAACGTCACTGACCGAGAATTTCACAGCGCGAGATTTGTCGTCCGCAACAGCGGCGACACGCTCGACCGCCTTCATAAGCGCCTGCCGATCAGCGGTAAGTACGTTGCTATTGCCGGTAGGAATGACGCGCACATAGTCGGGAAACGTGCCGTCGATCAGCTTTGACGTGATAACCGTCGAGCCAGACGTGACGCGCACCTTGTTCTGGGAGAGTTCAACCGTAACAGCGCCTTTTGGCAGTAGACCGACCAGCTTGCGCGGCAGGATCACGCCGTAGTCCATGGTGCCTTCCGGCCCTGTGTTTCGCATCAACCGATGCCCGTCGGTTGCGACAGCAACCAAGCGGCCTTCGACAGCATGCAGATAGATGCCAGCCAGGTAATAACGGGTCTCGTCCGTCGAGATGCAATGCACACACGGCGCGACAAGCGTAGCCAGATCCAGCTCGAGCGTCGTGTCGAATTTACCGGCACTGAAGGACGGAAAGTCTTCGGCAGGCAAGACGTCGAGTTTGTAACGGCTGCGACCCGACGCGACGGTAAGTCGGCCATCCAGTTCAAGGGTAACGTCGCCCGTCGCGCGCTTTGCGATGTCCGCAAGCATCTTGCCGGGAACGGTTACGCTGCCCGGTTGGCAGTCGAGCACCGGCAGGCTGGTCGTTATCTCGACGTCCAGATCGGTGCCGGTTAGCCGTAGCTGTCCGTCATCGACCTTCAAGAGCACGTTGGCGAGAATAGGAATCGTGTTGCGGTTTTCGATGGCGCGCGTGACGGTAGCCAAGGCATGCGCGAGCTGTGAGCGGTCAATGCTGACTCTCATCAAAGTCTCCTCGTGTTTGGTGGTAGAAGGCGCGGCTGGTAACCGCGCCTGTTGGTTTTAGCTTAACCCCAGGGGCGCTTCTTGCCTGCCGCGGCAGCAGCCGGTGCAGGCTTGTTGCTGTTTGCCGCTGCGGGTCGGTTGTCATTGGCCGGACGGGCCTGTGCTACAGGCTGGTTGGCGTCGATCGAAGGCTGGGGAACATTGCCCTCATCGGGATAGTAATAGCGCTTTATCTCGGCGCGGGCCGGATACTGGCCATCCTTCGAAGGCTTGCCGAGGCCAATCTTTGCGGAGAAGGCTTTGAAGTGCAGCTCCTCGGAATCCTCGACTTCCGAAACACCAATTGCCCGGCAGAGGCTGGCGAACTGACGCTGGCCGATCTCCTGGGCCTGAGTGCTTTTGTTTTCGAGGTTGTAATTGTTGAAGAGCTTGCGCTTCGCGTACTCCTCCGGGCGAATAACGACCATCGTCGTCTTCAGGATAGTGCCAGTGCCGTCCTTCGTGGCGGCTACTTCGCTGGCCTCAATTTCCAGCTCATAGTCGCCGTTGGGCAGTTCTTCGTAGTCGCGTTGCTCCGTATCGTGAGCAGTAGCATCAAATCTGCTGGCTAGTTTTGCCATCTATAAAACCCTCGTGTTGTTGGTGGTGTGGTTAGGTAATCGTTACGGATGTTTAACTATTAACCATTTTCTTCTCATGGTAATTCGCTGCCGCGTAAGTAATCAGGGGAGGAGGATTACTTTGCGCCGTCGCTCCGCGCGCTCCGTCCGCAGCGGAGCGGCGTCTTTTACTTAGTACAGCGGCGTTGGGGTTTGGGTGTTTACGCCTTCGCCCGATGAATAGCCGGGCGGAAGAACCCGCCGATGAAACCGAGCGAAGCACCGATCTGCCACATCGCAAGGCCTGCCGCGTTGATGCCAACGGCTGCAAGGAAGGCGTGGATAGTTTCTGTGAAGAACAGACCAACGACCCAGCCCACGAACGCGCCACCGAGAACGCCTATCAGCGGTGCGAAGAAAAAGATGGCCGCGATTGCTACAAGGCCAGCTAGAGCTTTTTCCATTAGGTTTTTCCTATCTTCATAGGATTGGTGTTGTCGTTGGCTGGTATCGCCAACGACGGCTGGAATGGCGCATCAAGTTGGGCGCCCTTCCTGATATTGTCCGCTGCCCACAAGGGCCTCAGATTGGACAGAGCCCAGCATTTCTGGAAGTCGATGTCTTCTGGTTTTTCATAGTTAAAGACCGATCGCGGGATGATGTGGTCTATGTGCCAGCATCGTTTCCATAGTTGCTCCAAGACATTCCGGGCAGAAAACGCTTCTCGAGATGAGCTATAAGTTCATCGACGGTATACCCAACTAGAGATTCCCATTTCCGACCGGCCTTATGGTCTTTCAGGCTTTTGTATATTCCAACCTTGAGGGTATTTGCGACTTTCCACTCTGGCGAATTTTTCTTATTGGCATACGCCCTTGCCCTTTTTGCGATCACCTTATCTGGGTTTCGTCTCTCCCATTCTTTTCCGTAACCTGGATTGTCTTCGTGGAATTTCTTATTTATTTCCCTACGCTTCTCTGGGTTTTCTTTTTGCCACTTGGACACTCTGGCTAGTGCATATTCTCGGTTGGATGCGTACCATTCCGCCCAATAGTTTGGGTTTTCTGCGATCCGCTTTGCGTAGTCTTCTTTGTTCTTATTGGGATTCTTAGCCCTATACTCGGCGTCGGCTTTGCGCTTGCAAACCTTACAGATGCTGCTGCGCCCATCCTTGCGGCTTTTGTTGCGGTTGAATTCAATGACGGGCTTCACCTCTCGGCATGCTGTGCAGGTTTTCACCCGCACCTCGCATTCGCCCATTTTTTATGCAGCCTCCTGCCGGCCATTGCCATTGGCAGGAGACCAGTACCGCGCCAAGTCATCGAAACCCTGTCCCTTTTTGTAGGAAACAGTATCGGGCATGCTGAACCGGTTCTTTGCAACGAACCCCGCACCTTCGTTCAGGTGTATCTGTCGCTCTTTCCCGCCTTCGGCATGAGCAACCTTCGTTTGACGGGCGACCTCTTTTTCCTTGATCGAAACGCGGTAGTTCAAGAACGCAACGATATCGACTTTTTCGCGAACCAGTGCGTTTGCTCTTTTATGTAGTTTGACCGAATATCTCGAATATGGATCCGTGATGGGGCTGTCAAAGCGGACAATCTCCGGGTGCGCGAGCATCACCACATATATTCCAGCCCTCGCCAGAGCCGAGACTGCGCTCATCAGCTCATTCCATTCGGTGTCGGCCTCAACATACCCGCGGCCGAACCCAGGTTCTTCAATACTCGCCACGCCCAAGCGCGCGCATGTCGCACGCCAGACAAGCGGCTCCAGACCGTCGAGGCTGTCGATAATCACGGTGCGGCGATCGTGTTCTTCGGTCAGCAGCTCGCCGATGATGTTGAGCAGATCGTCGAAGGATTCAATCGTGCCTGGCGTTGCCATTTCGATGTCAGACGGCGGACGCTCACCTTCGGTTGCCAGATAGATCGGGTCCGGGAATTCTGCTGCGAGCGACGTCTTTCCGATGCCATCGACGCCGTAGAGAAGGATCACAGGCGGATCGTTTCTCTTGGTCGACTTGAGGCTTGAAAGAGTTAGAGCCATAAGGTCTCCTCGTGTTCAGTAGGTGTGGTGGGTGACAGCGATTGCGGCGATGACGGCCGCAAGAATGAGCCAGCCGACAAGCCATGCAGGCGGGCTTGTGAGCAGCCGTGCGCGTGGGGCGGTCATGCCGCACCCCACAGATAAAGCAGCCCGTAAAACGGCAACAGCAGGTTCCAGAACAGGAAGGCCGCAATTGTCGTTGCGATTGCCAGCGCGAACGCTGCAAGCGCCAAGGACCGCCCGATGCGACCGACACCGGGCTTACGCCCGGGATCGATGTACGGCATGTCAGCCGTGGCTTTTGTGGCGAACGAGATCATCCCAGCACCCATGTGCAGAAGCCGACCGTAAGAGCGAGCGCAGCAACGACTGCCAAGCCCCATAGAAAGCGGTCACCAAGGCCGAGCGTGGTTTCCGCCTCGTAAAATGAGTCACCCTCCGCGTAGTCTTTGGGCGCATAGTTGCGCGTGTGGCTGTACGTGGTGGAGGTCATGCTGCCCTCCGAATAACGACATCGGCAATGCGCGAGTCAGCGAGAACGAACACACCGAACTTCTGGCCCGGATATTTGACGGCAAGTCGTTCGGCCTCGTCGGTGGCAGACTCTTCGCTTTTATGAACCTTCGGCTTCTCAGACGGTTTGGGCTGGCCGTCTTCAATCAGGGCAACGATTGCGGGTGCGGTCGCAGGCGCATTGTCATTGCTGGCTGGCTCGTCAACCCATTCGGCGATTAGGTCTTCCCCCTTTGCTTCATTGTTTCCGACGCCGTCCACTGTCCAATAACGTCCATCTCCGGCGCGCTCGCGAAACTGGTCCGATATCCACTCATCCATCGGACCAACCTTGCGCCCATCGCGGGTACGATAGAACTTGCCCACTTCGATGGTGAAGGATGGCGCAAGCTCAAGATTATCCCAACGCACATACCAAGTATGATCGCCCATACGCTCAGTTTCAAACTTCACGTAGCAATCTCGATCGCGCGCATTCACAGCCTGCACTACACCGATTTCGTCGGCGCTTGCCCATGGGAGATAATCCGAAAGCACCCGCACCCGATCGCCTACCTTGAAAGCAGGCTTGCCGGTTGCTTCCGCAACGGGCAGGAGTTTGAATTCGGCAGTTGTCAGATAGAATCTGTCACCAACATCATCGGTCACCCATATATCGCCATCAAAATCGACGTTCTTGACTTCGTAGGTCTCCCCCTCACGCACATCCAGTTGCGTAACCAAGCTCTTGATCTTGTCGCCAACCTTCACTGTTTGCTTGTCAGCCATCACGCTACTCCCCTCGTCTTGGTGTTTTTCGTAAGCTTCACCTTCTTGGTGAAATCGACCGGGATGACGTTGTCCTCTTCAGGCTTGTCAGCCTCGACGCCGCCATCGTCCTCTTCAACATCGGGCCCGACTTCGAAGCGCGAGACCTCAAGCTGCACAAGGCCCGTCCCGGGAATCATGAATCGCACGGTCAGCCAGCGAAAGTTGTCGCGTTCCTCAATGATGATGCCCTTCCACTTCCAAAGCCGGTGGACGACGACCTCACCGGGAAAATCCCAGCATTCACCGCAATCGCAGGTCATGCGGCACCTCTTTTCGGTGAGCGGTGGTAGGTGACCGGCGCGCTGGACACATAACGGCCGTCCTTCAACAGCGCATACTGCCGCGCCTCTGATTTTTGCGCAGCCGTCCGGTAAGGCTTGCGGTTTGTCATGTCCCGCTCGCCCGTTCGTGTGTATTTCGTTTTGTAAGCTGTATGCGGTTGCAAGATTGCCTCCTCGTCGGGAGGTTAGTCGTCGGCCCCGTCATCCTCGCGGTCGGCCTAATGTACCGTGGCGGGCGCAAATGGCCCGTCCAGAATGGTTATGCGGGGCAGCGAGACATAAATGTCCATGCATCCTCCCGAATAACCGCCGTTATATGTTGTGCGGCGCACAACGGTCTTCTCAGTTGGATTAGGCGGCAATGGCGTGGGCGATCTTTCCGAAAGCAGCGACCAGGCGTGCCCTCTTGTGATGCCCATCAATTCCGCGATCTGCCCAAATGACGCGCCCTTCTTACGGTGCGCGGCGGCAGTTGCTTGCAGTTCGTGCCTTGATGAATGCTGCATGTCTCCTCGTGTCGGTTGGTTATGGTTGACAAGTGCCGTGGCTAACGGCATCTGTCTCGTTGACCGGCAGTGGTGTCGGTAAGGAAATCGCGGCGTAGAAGCGGCTTCGGCCCTCCTCGTGTTTAACCGCGACGTACGGGCAGGCTGGGGTAACGGGTGGTGCCGACCCATAACAGCCTGCTTTTTAGATTTCACGCTGGAACAAAATTCACCGCAAAGTAGTTTTCTTCTTGATTAACAAGGAGATCACTATGCTTACAGCCGGTGTGATGTGGCTTTTTGGCGTCCCGCTCGTCGCGGTTATTCTTATCTACATTTTCGTTCTCAGGAGGCGTTAAGCCTCCATCAGGGAACGCCGAAAGCGCCAGCCGCGTTTCAGCGGCCAGCGTCCCTAATGATTTCTATGGCGGCACTTCAACGAGAGCCGGTTCGCTTCTGTCGGCAACTTTCGTCATTCGCTCTCTCCTCTATTACGATTGCGCCTTCGCGCAGCTGCTATCTATTGAGTGCCGATATCCTTGGGAGGATGTTTTCTGGCATCATGAGGTAGGCCCTCCTTCGAACTGTCCGGCGTCTTCTGCGTCGGTTGATGAGAATGGTTATATACGTGATTCGTATTTTCGTCAACTACGGAAATACGTTTTTCGTATTCTCTATTATAGATACAAAAAAGGGCCGCTATAGCGACCCTCTATAATTATCTGCTTTGCGTATTAAAGCCGCCGCCAGAATTCCCGCGGCATTCGCATGACAAGTTTCCTAGCCCACGCTATCTCGACATCTTCGATATCCGGAGCGTTCGTGCTGGTCAGCGTATAAAGACCTGGTGCCACACCTCGCCTGACTGTCTTTATTAGAACTCGACCATCCATCAGTTCGACCATGCATGTTTTGCCTAATGCGTCTTCAGGGAGCATTTCCATACCGGAGTACGCAACCAGATCGCCATCTTCAAAGATGGGGAACATGCTGTCGCCCCTAACGATTGCTCCCACGGTGTCTTTTGGCAGGGCACTGCTGATAGTTATCTCGTATAAGGGGTCGCCATCGTCGATGGGATAAACTTCGGCACCGGCGCCCACATATCCTAAAACAGGTATCTTGGTGCTCCGATCCGGCATCGGAATACCGCCCAACTTGCTCAAAATGAGCATTTCGTTGGCCTTGATCCGGCGCTTCCCGTTCAACATTTCACTAATCGCAGCCTGTCGGTTCAGGCCTAGCTTTTTAGCTACCTGTTCCTGCGTCAACCCGCTGGCTTTGATGGCTTCCCGGAGCCAATCGATCAAATCATTATCCATATCCGCTTATCGCATAATCATATATTTATGTCATATACGCTTTTCGTATTCGCCGCTTGACTAATAAATACGATTATCGTATAAACGCTTTCAACAGCACGAAGACAGCCTCACCAGCTCGATCTGCTGACCCACCGATCAAAACACGAGGAGAAACCCACATGACCGCAACAGCACCGAGAAGAAGAAGCTCGAAGCCTCGCCAGAATGAAATCATCGGCGGCGGATTCTTTGTATTCCGCCGCGGCAAGAAGACTGGCCGCGTTGGCGTCTTCACTACCATGCCATACGAACACGGCTCGTTTGAGCAGGCCGTGGCAGAAGCTACCCGTCTCGCTGCCCTTTGCCCCGGCGAGACATTCGAAGTTTTCCAGACGAGCGGCGCAGTAGCTTGCTGTGCACCGGTTGAACTGGCGGAGGCTGCGTAAGATGGAGCGTAACCCAACCACCGAGCTCGAGGACGCGCCTCTATCGCGCGGACAAAAGAATATCGTCGATGCGCTGGCGGCTATCTATCCGCGCCGTATCTACATCAACGACCTCGTCGACAACGTCTACGCCTTCGATCCGAACGGCGGGCCAGACAACGCGCCGCAAGTAGTGCGCACGCAGATTTGCTATCTCCGCAAGCGTCTGCCCTCCTTTGGCTGGACTATCCCAATGAACAACAGGGGCGCAGGAAACCACGGGTATTATCGCCTTCAGCCGGTCGCAAACGACAATGTACCGGCATCCGAGCGGAGGGCAGCAGCATGAACCGCGCGCTCCTGGAACTGCTCGCCGACGACGATTTTGAAACTGAAACCGACGCACCGAAGGCCGGAAATGTCGAGCCTATGCGCCGCCCTGATTATCGCGCCAAGAAGCATGCACGCCCACAGCCGTGGCTGCGCTATGCGGCACGAGAAGCGGTCGAGATGACGATCGTTGTCGCCTTTTGCGTTGCCGTGTGCGGCGTTGGGTTGGGGTTATCCGCATGAGGCGCGAAAGATAGCGACGGGGCGCTTAAGCCCCCGAACCCCCAGGAATAACGGCCTTTGCGCATCTGGCGCCACGGCTTTTTGCACCCACCAAACACGAGGAGTTCACATGTCCAGATCCATCACGCACGCCGCTATGGCACCCATCCTGACCGCCGCTGAATTCCAGCAGCAAGGAACGACCGCTGCGCAGGTCCTGTCGATCTCAAAGGCAGTGCGCGCGCTTGGCTACCAGGCCGAGGCCGAGACGCTACGCGACACCGCTTTCGAACTGGCGCGCATTACCGGCGCTCGGTTCCGCTATGGCGCTCCACGGCAACGTCGCAGTCCAGCCAACGACAACCGCCGTCGGCTGCGGAGGGCGGTGTGATGGAGGTGGGCGGGGAAGCTGTAGGCGCAATGCAGGCGTATCTTCGCTTGAAGCGATACATATTGCCGAGCGGTATCGCACGGGAAGCGCTGCAAGCTGCCCTGCCTTTTCTGCCATCCGCAGCGCGTTCGCTGGCGTTGGAGGAACGACTTCAGGCTATAGAACAACAGCTTGTCGTCAATCTTGGATATTTCCACGATGAAAAGCGTATCCTGCTCGAAACGCTTCAATCACATATCATTTCACATATCTCCGCCATCCGCTCCCTATCCTCCCCGGACCATGCCGACGCCGGTAAGGTCGAGGGGGATGGATGGCTGCCGATTGATAGCGCGCCGAAGGATGGAACTGAAATTTGGGGCTGGAACAAAGTAGCAGGCCCGTCACAAACACGTTTTTATGGCGGTGAATGGTGCTGTGTAGATTGGGACGAAGACCAGTATATCGCTTGTACGTGGGAACCTAGCCACTGGCGTCCTCTCCCATCTGCTCCTTCTCAGGAGGTGGCGGGATGAGACCAGCTGGCCACTACATCACTTTCGCTGTGAAGCTCGAATACTTCGAAGCCATCAAGAGCGGCGAGAAAACTGAAGAGTACCGTAAGCGCACGCCGTATTGGGAGAAACGCTTGTTTGGGAACGGATTGGAGCCGATCCAATTCGATTTTGTTGAGATCACTCACGGTTATCCGAAGGCTAACGACATGTCGCGCCGTCTTATCTTTCCATGGCGTGGATTGGTCGAGAAAACCATCACTCACCCACATTTCGGCCCGAACCCCGTCGACGTTTACGCCATCGACGTGTCTGGCCACCCATCAGGAGGCGACCGTCATGGCGAGTGAACCCTACGGCATGTCGCAAGAGCAAATCGATAACATTGCGCAGCGCTGCCATTCTTACGAGGCCGACGATTATACCCTGAAATGGGGAAAGCAGACCTCTAAGTATCGCAACAGCATGCGCAAGAGCGTGCGAAATATGCTTAGCGCACTGGAGCATGATGGCTTCAAACTTGCTGGCCGTTCGCCCACCCCCGTTGCTCCCGTATCGCCGGATGCTACCGGCAAGTGCGGGGAGTTGGTGACGGTGAAACCGCTTGAGTGGCGGAAGTATCGAAATGGTGACGCCGAAGCGGTAACGCCATTCGGAGAAATCTACACAGCGTATTTGAACGGATACTGGCGCATCACCCGTAACGGGAAGGCAGGGAAGTTCATCAAGGCAACCGGCGGTGATGATGTTGACGCGGCGAAGGCAGGCGCACAGGCTGATTTCGATGCCAATGTTCTCCGGCTCGTCCGCTCGCAGACTGAGGAGCTATTGGCGGCGGAACGGGCAAAGCTCACCAAGGAAGAAGCGGACCATACGCGATCCTTAGAAGAACGGGACCGTTACCACGATGTGGCTGACAAGTTGGCTCATGCCATTGCTGACCGATACCAAAGCGACATTGGCGAGCACAGCAGCGTTAACGACCCATGGCAAAATGCTCTCAATCTGATCGAAGCCGACAACGCGGCGCTGACTGCGGAGATTTCCGCTATTTCGGGTCATCTTGATTGCGAAGCTGACAGCGACAGCATCCTGCACACAATCCGCGAAATTGAGGCAGACAAAGCGATCTACAAGGAGAGCGCAGAAGCCCTCGAAGCCAAGCTCGCGGCGGCTGAAAAGGCGCTGGAGCCGTTTGCCGAATACTGCGGGGACCATTTTGACAAGGATTTTAACGGCAACCCGCTGCCTGACGAACAAAAAGTGGGCTGGGTTTACCTGAATTACGGACACTTCCGCAGAGCCCGCGCAGTGATGGGAGGGAAGCCGTCATGATGAGATTGATACTTGGCGCGACCATAACCGCTGTTTTTCTGGGCCTGACAATTCTATTCGCACTCGCCCCGAATGCCGACCTAAAATGGCTTGTCGGCGCTGGATTTCTGCTGCTTTTCGCCCAACGCGAGCTTCACAGGGATATGGACAAATGACTTCAGCCCTCATTACTCGCCTCTCCAAGCTAGACGCGCCTGACAGGGTGCCCCCCGTGACCGATGTACTGGACTGCAAGCCAGCAACATGGGCCATCCCTGCCCGACGGGGGGCGTTCGGTTTCGTACCGCAGGGTGTTCTTAGTATTACCAATCATCGGGCCAGCTGCTTTGACACAGATCAAAACTCCATCGCCCTCTTGCGCGCAAAGGAGGCCAGCAATGCCGAGTAAGGAACTCACGAACGAAATAGCGGCCTTTCTCCGCAACATATCGGTTTCATCCGATAACGGCGGTTCATTTGCTGAATATGAATGCAAGGAGAAGGCAGAGGAACTGCTCTCCACCATCCTCTCCGCTCTACAGGAGCCAACGCCAGCCATGCACCTTGTAGTATCGGCAAATTGGGGTCGCAGAACGTGGGCTGAATATCAGCAGGTTCTCGCCGTCTCCGCACTTGGGGAGCAGAGCGAATGAAGCTGACAGCACCGCAACGTGAAATTCTCGAATTTATCTGTTCAACCAACAGGGGTATCGGATTTTGTCACCCTGCGCACATCACCCATGCACCGTGTCGCAGATTGATGAAACGTGGGCTTATTAAAATCGAAGGTACACGTTATGTCGCCACCGAAGCCGGTCGCGCCGCACTGCGGGAAAGGGAGTGAGTGATGGCGTCATACACCTACGCCGACACTGAACGATGGCTGGACGCCATAGCCGGTGTCATTGCATACTTCCCCGAGACAGAACAGAATCTCCTGCCTCTTTATGAACGCGTGGAAGGCATGCAGCGCAACCTGGCTGCGAACGATAATATTCGCGACCGCATTAAATCACGGCTGCGTCGTACGGCAGCGTGAATTTTTCCATCTGTTCTTTTCGCCATTCCAAGGAACCGCCCGTGCCATATCGTGGGCGATCAACTGTATGGCCCATCAGCATCCGGCGCAGTTCATCGTCCAGACCCGCCTCTTTCATGCGGTCTTCGAAGGAATGGCGAAGCGAATAGACGGTGTAGCCCGCATCTTTTGGAAACAACTCGTTGTCCTTGAAATATTTATTCAGCGTTGCCGACAGTGTGTCTTCCTTGTTTTTGTAACGAGGGAAGCCATTCCTATGCTTCTTAAACACCTCATGAGCTATTCCGACCAACGGCAGCTTACGAACAGACGAAGCAGTTTTAATCTCGCGCGGATCTGCAGCATCTTTTCGTGGCGCAATCAGGATATGCGGAACCCTGTCGGCCAAGAATATGTGCTCGGCCGTAATGTTGCAAAGTTCACTTGGTCGACAGCCCGTTTCAATCATTGCCAAGACGATGCCGCGAGCTTCATCATTTAGACTGACGAGTGGTCCGTAGGTTAGGAACTTTTCCCGGATTATTTTGGTCGGGATCGGTGGGCGTGACTTTTCTACCTTCTCAGCAAAACTCAGATCGCGAAAAGGATTCGGCCGATCCCTATCGCCCATGTGCTTGAAGTATTCGGCAAATAGCACGCGCATGCCACCCATCATGCGATTGCCCATGCTGGCAGATATCGGCTGCCTCCCTTTGGCTGGCTTCGTTATCATTTGTAGCCAGACCTTGTAGAATTTCTGCGCGTCTTCGCGGGTTATGTCAGCGATTGCTTTATCTGAGACAATCTTCACAAAATGATCGATCGCCCGCTGCTTGTGTGCGCGCCAACGCTTCTTCTGGATTTCGCTCTTTCCAGTCAGTTCGTCGGGAGTGATCTCATCAAAATAGATTTTAAGGGCTTGCGTCACAGACACTGATGGGATGCTTGCGGCGCCCACTGCGGCCGCGTCTTCTACTGGATTGCCAGTTACTAGGTTTAGTCGGGCCGCTAAAGCGTCATCTGGCATCGCAAGCAGCCTATCGGCTGGCACATATGAAATGCCAACCGCTTCTGTGCGCTTAATGGCTGCGTCATAAAGTGCCCGAGCCTTATCGCCATCAGCGCCAGCCTTTAACATTGCCCACAGGGCATCGTCAGCAGATTCGTACTCGTTGCGCTTCGTCATCGCACGAGCCAGGTCGTTTGTTTTCAGGCTTATGCGGACGATAGGAGCGCGACTATCCTTGTCCGCTACGGACGTGGGGACGCGGCGAACATACTGATAAACGCCGTCGCGATCTTTCAGATAACGATGAGGGTCTGATTTAATGCGATAGCCAGCCAT